TGCCTGGGCCATGCTGGTTGCATAGCTATAGATATATGTCCCGAATGGGATCCCCAAGCGGGTACACTCATCTGCGTTCCGTTTCCATTGCTTGTCGTCCTGGCTGGCGATATTGTCACCATACCCGCAGCGGATGATTACGCCCTCCACTCCCGTGCTCTTTACCTGATCCCAGTTAATGTTCCCCTGATGCTCACTTACGTCAATAATTAATCTATTCATATTCGATCTCCTTCTGTTAAAAAGAGGACGCTTATTCTGCATCCCCTGAATCTGTGTTATTGAGTTCCGGCAGGCCGGCCAGAGAAGTCAGTACCGACGCTACACCGGCCAGTGCTGCTGTCCCGATTACTGTCAACCAATCCACCTGCGCGATAGTTGCAGCCGCAGGAAGCAGCGCCACCGCCGTCTGTGCAGCTGTTTTTAATGCTCTGATTCCCGCTTTCTTCGCCCACCCAATCCAATACTCTCTGTTTTTCATGATTATTCCTCTCTTTCCGCATAAAGCTCGTCCAGCCGGTGGTGTGCCGACTTTGTAGACTGCTCAACGATTATCATACGTTCCACTAGGTTATTGTGTTTTTTAACTTTTTCTTCCAACTGCTCAATCCGGTATGTAGACAGCTTGTTCGCCGTCATAATACCGGCCAGGCTGCCGACCAGCGTCCCGATCAGTGAGCAGATGGCTACTGCAATCTCTGGTTCCATCAAGCCCACTCCCCTACTGTTCTGTTTTCATTCCTGCCTCTACCGCAGCTCTCCAGAGCGTCGGTACCTCTTCTACTGTGATTAATCCTTTTTCAATTCGAGTCAAATAAAATTTAACCATTACTGTATACCTCCTTCTACAATCGTGCTCACCACATCCCCTAAATCGGTTATGGCCCCGTCCTGTACTTCTTGCCCGGCCCGCAGTTCTTCAATTGCCAGTTCCACCTCTGTCTTTTCGCGGATCGCAAACGTGGCCTCCACTCTGTCTCCCACGATGTCCACAGTCCGGAACAACGGACTCTCCAGCTTCATATCGGCATACTCTCCAGTAATTGTATCGCCTGTCTTAAACTTGACGCTATCCATGTTTCCCGGAGCTGTCAACGCTGTTGCAATAACCCCCAACGCCGTAAAATCTGTTGCGGTTGCCGTAATAGCTCCCAGGCTGGCTCCTGCCTTAATCTCAATCTCGGTGTTGTCTGTCAAAATAATTTTTTCCATTCTTTATTCCTTTCTGCCGGATACGCCTCCGGACGGGCAATAAAATAGGACTGCATTTGCAAGTCCTGGTTAAAAAGTTCCATATTTAATTGTTCAACTAAATAGCAATTTGAACGGAAGTACTACAATCCTGAATAAAAACTACCTTAATGTTAATGCGGCTGTAAAAGCTGGAGTTAAATATCTAAGGTGTAGCACAGTACCGAATGCAGCAATGAATGCGGGCACAAGCTATAGTGTCGGTACTCTCCCAGAAAATATGAGGCCTACATATAAAATCTCTCAGGAAATTCTATGTGGAGGGGGCAATATAATCCGTCTTGATATTACAACTGATGGTGCTTTTACGGTTGTTCCGTCACAAGCAATTCCCATCACGACTGGGATCAACATCAATTTTGCTTTTATATAAAATAATTATTTTGATCGGGCCACGAAAGTCTCATTAATATTTACGCCGACCCCCGTTGCGGCTGCTGTTGTGGCTGCGTATGTCACTTTGCCGTCTACATCGATGGATACCCGGAATAACCGATCTGCGGTGCCAGCGCCGAGTACATATTTAATGACTTTGTACGGCGGCCGGTATGCTTCTGGCAGAGTGCCTACCGCCAATTCTGCATTTGCAGGCACATCTTTTACAATCAGGCCACTACAATGCAACTGTACTGTCCGGCCGCTTACGATTACATTAGTAGTTGGATAGTATGTGGATACCGTCAGATCAAAATTCGCAGCGTTCAAATTGCTATTTAGTTCATCAATTCCGGACTGCAGTGTCTTCCCCATCCTTCCATCCAGGACGGTATTTGCTGCCGTGGTTGTTGCATTATTAACGACTGCACAGAATGCAGCCGTCCCCAAGTCCGCAAACCACTTTTTGATCTTTCCGAATATCGTGGAGCCTGTATCCCCGCTTTCTATGTTAGCCCGGGTGGACGCCTGTGTAAATGTAGCTATGGAAGTATTGATATTTCCAGCGGGCCCCTGCGGCCCCGTTGCTCCTGTATCGCCTTTTGGACCTTGGGCCCCAGTTGCTCCTTTTGCCCCTTCTGGTCCCTGCGGACCGGTATCCCCCTTGGGCCCCTGTGCACCAGTATCCCCCTTCGGACCCTTGACGCTACCTAAATCAACCGTTGATGTTGCCATTTCAATACCTCCTATTCATATGTGGCTATCAGATGCCCGCTTGCATTAATAGAAAACGTCGGAACAGCACCAGTATCCCCTTTTGGTCCCTGCGCTCCCGTGTCACCTTTAGGGCCTTGTGCGCCAGTAGCACCTTTTGCTCCGGTTGCCCCCGTATCACCTTTCAATCCCTGCGGCCCCTGAGGTCCTGTAGCACCGGTATCACCTTTTATGCCCTGCGCCCCTGTGGCTCCTTTTATATTTCCTGTTTTAGCCCAGCTTCCCGTGGATTTACTGTAAACATCGAAGTTCGCAGTGTTTAAAAAAAGTCGCCCGTCTTCCCCTGCGTAGTTGGAGCCGTTGTTCCAAAAAGCCAGGTTGCCCCGTCAGCTCCCTTAGCTCCCGCAGCTCCCTGTGGTCCAGTGGCACCAGTAGCGCCCTTTGCGCCAGCGGGTCCCTGTGGCCCCGTTGCTCCCGTATCGCCTTTTGGACCTTGTGGCCCCATTGCCCCTGTTGCGCCTGTTTCTCCCTTCGGGCCCTGCGGGCCTATAACACTGCCTAAATCTAATGTTTGTGCCATAATCATTTCCTCCTTATGATAAAGTGTAAACCAGCCGTCCATCCTGTATTGAAAATGGCGGCGCCGGTTCATTGTCATTGTGAACTAACAGCAAATGCCCTTCTGAGTTAACGGACATTGCGAAGCATCCAGGGTTGAGACTTGTAATAACAGCTGCCCCTTCGTTTCCTTGCGGGCCAACCGGCCCCTGAGGTCCTTGCGCCCCAGTATCTCCCTTTTCCCCCTGTGGACCGGTATCTCCTTTAATCCCCTGTATTCCCTGTGGACCACGCGGCCCTATAAAGTCCCCATTATCCAATTTAGATTGGACAGTACCGGCTACCTCCGAAGCTGTTTTGGCCGCAGAATCAGCAAGAGCTGCCTTCGCATTCGCATTTTGAGCAGCTGTATCGGCCACGGCTTTAGCCGCTTTTGCCTGCGCTGCAGACTCTGCCGCCGATGTTGCGGCATTCGTGGATTCGGTATTTACTTTATTTGCTAAGGAGACCATGCTTCCACGCACCTCTTCGCCATATACGGCCTCTTGAAAATTCTTAATCTCCTTGCTTATATCCGCCATCTAATTCACCTGCCTTTTCCCATTCTGCCCGGTCTTGAGCATACTCCTGTTTCGCCACTTGGCTCACACCGGCCAGATACTCTCCGAGGAGCATTTCCAACAAAAAAGGCGGCAGCTGAGATTCAGCCACTACCCTATTCAGATTTGTTTTAAATTCATCAATTCTTACTGTCACTGGTTTTGGCTTCTTCTGTTCCTGATTCTCTTTCTGCATACAACGCTCCTTTCATATCTACAGTGGTCACCTCTGCGTCCTGTGCTATTTTAGGTTTTTCACCCTCTATTATTTTTAGCTCCATGTATTCTCCTATCTTGGTGCAGATGTAATGATTCCATTGCTCACTGTTATTCTGCTGTAGCTCCAGCCGATACCACCATCGCCATTGTCATGTATTTCGGTTATAATTGGGATCTCCCCTGACCAGCCTAAGTACCCGCCGGCCTGAAGGCTTTCTACTTTCACATTTCTGAGTGTCCAGTTATGCATGTCTATGTCGCATCCGGCATGGAGTCCCTGCCTGGAAAAAATACTATTCGCCCGTGAGAACGTCCACATGGTTGTATATTCACTATCATTTGGAGTTTCCAAATAGGCAAATGCCATATACTTTCCTTGGTAATCAAGATCAAAGACCAGGCCCTTGTGAGCAGGATTTTGTTTCCACTGGTTTGTCCCTATTTTCCCGACATAGTATCCGTCTCGCCAGAAATGATTCCCGTTTTGGTCGAATGCCGATCTTTTCTTGCTGTCAGTAACTCCATTGTCATATATGGCTATTTCCCCGGGATTGATCTGGACGTATTTACTATTACCATTAAATCCATACAGGAAGAAGTTGTAATACTGCTGCATGTATGTTCCGAACTCTCCCTTAGATACCTTGGTCTGCACTAAATCGGATGTAACCTTTATGGATGCCGCAAGCTCAACTTCTTGTCCAGTAGCCCGCTTGACTTCTGCAGAAATGAGGTTTTCTGCGACTTTAAATTTAGCAGTAATTTCAGCGGTAACTCCCGCCTTATATTCCACCGACAAAGCCTCCGCCTGTACAGATCCGGCTTTTATACGTTCCCCTATAATAGTTCCGTCTAATGTCATGCCTACTGTATACGGACCGTTAAAACCGTTATGCGATCCTCCAATGCCATACTTGTTGAACTGGAGCACATTTTGGGCATGTTCTTTATCTGGTGCATCCATGATTAAGGTACGGAGCCAGTGTTTCTCATCATCATATTCTTCGATTTTATAACCGCCTTCACTTCCTGTCATCATCTGCGTCAGGTTATCCACAGCTGACTTCATCCAGTCTGTTGTAATACGTCGGTTTTCTTCTTCCTCTGCATTGATCTGCTTTTGTGTATCCGCTTCATGCTTGGTATACGTTTTTATCTGCTTATTTCCAAGCTGCAGCTTATTCTTCGAAGGCTCATGCAGAAAAATTCTCATTGACTGGACAGGAAAAACACGATCCATCCCATATGGTTCTGCATAAGCATGGATCCTGTCTCCCAGTCTAAAATCTTCATATTCTTCCGGATCTAGCATTGACAAGTCTAGTGCCCGAATATCTAACACCATAGCTTCATACTGGTTATCCCTTAGCCATACTTCTCCCTTTTCCTTTAAATTTTCAGGAAGTGTCACGTCTTTCCATTTCACAACTTTCCTATTCCACCCGAAACGCTCTACTGCTCCAGGAATGTATAGATAATCCTTTCCATTGTTTACGGAGGTAATATCAGTATAACCTTCAAGCCCTTCAATTGGGCTCTCATCAAGCCTTGCTCCCAAGGGTATTATAGCTGTGGCGACATCTGCAGCTGAAAGGTTCTCGGCATAATCAAGCAGGTTTTCCCCAAATTCTATCGGTTGACTGCTGTATTTCCCATATTCTTCCAGTGAAATCCAGTCAAGGTAACGCTTTCCTTCTGACTTCCTTATTCGCAAATATCCGCCCAATTTTTTAACCAGCTTCTCCCTTATGGCATCCAATGTACTTTCACGGTCTGTGAACCTGTATATGCTGTCATTGCTGTCATGTATTGTCACAATCCCCGTATAAAACTTTTTCCGTTCTTCCACTTGGGTATTGTGGATATTTAACCAAGTATCCAGCATCTGGCGTGGTGACAAATCATGGTACACTGCCTGCGGCTGAATTGAACTGGAGAGGAAAGCAAGTTCTCCAACAACAAAGCATTCTTCCAGACTATCAGCATCCTTTTCACATTCAATCACCTCGCCGTTAAAGATCTCTTCGCCGTCCTTTAGTACCTGTACCATGCTCTTCTTGTTCAGGATACTTCCATATTCAGGGTTTGATGGAGGAAGCAGAAACTCAAAAGATCCTGCATCATTTAATGCAAGATCTAGTTTCGGCTCCAATATGACGCATTCTTCATCTCCCGGGTAATCTAATATTCTCCCATCAAGGTACACCTCATACATTATAAACTGCCTCCTCGGTATTCAATTATCACTATACCTGTTCCCTTAAAGACCAATAGGATTTCATCTGTTCCGCCGATTTTGATTTGAGGGAACCTGTTCCTACCTGTGCCAAGGGCATATTCTTTTCCTCGGTACACCACTTTTAGACCTGCTGACTGAGATACTATAAAAACAGGTACAGTTAGCATATCCCCTTTTGGTATCCTGATGCTGTTGTCAGTGGAAGTTATAACTTTCTCACCTATATACCTTATTACCCCGGTCTGAAAATTGAATATGTCAAATATCCAAGGCTCTTGTGATCCCAGAATCTCATATTTATAAGGCTCAGTGTGTATCTCCATCTTAAATGTACCTATCCTGGCTACTTTTTCAGCATCATCTGGTATATATGCACGCCCCTTATAGAAGAATCCTGCATCATCATCAAATATAATTTGAACCTGTTTTCCGTGGTATGTATTCAGAAATCTTGTAAAAAAACTTCTCCATTCGCGCTTTTGCTTCAATCCCCCAAGCTCCAAATTAATCTCCCTGTTCTTATAGCTTACGGGACCGTTCATTTCCGTTAAATCTAAATCTTTTCCGCCATGAACAGAAATAAATGTATCATTGACTTCCGGCGGGCTTATTATATCATTGTTTTCAATGTGCAGCCCCCAGTCGCGCAGAAGATGCCTGCCGTTAAGCGTTGCGCTCAGTTCCATATCATCTCACCTTCTCTCTGTTCAATGCCCGCATCATGCCCGAGTTTGCGGTTTCCATGACTTCCTCTCTAAAAGCCCTCCTGCTTGGATACATGTAAGTCTGTTTATTCACAAAATCCTGCAGATATGGAAGATATTCCTGCAACAACCCGATAATGTCTGAATCGCTTCCTGTCCAACCACTGAAATGCGTCTTTCCAGCCTCAGGAATCTCCATGCTCCTGCGTATTGTTTCATTTACCTGCCCCATCTTTTTCTCATATCCAATACCAAAGCCTTCGGCTGTATAGCTCCCAATTTCCTCAAATACCTTGGAGGGGGAACGGACATCCAGCCTAGACCGGGCCTCCGATACTGCATTCGCGCACATCTGGGCTACTGCATTAATCACATATGATTCACCAGCAGATATACCATCTGACAGCCCCATCGATACATTCCAGCCTTCATTGTACAGCGTCCATCTATCAAGGCCCGTGTCCTGCGCAGTTCTAGAAATGTTGTCTACTTCTCTCCGTACGTCGATATCGCCTGATCTTATGCCTGATGACAATCCTGTGGTAACCTGCCTGCCGACCGGGCTGAAATTATTAGCATCCAGCTTGTATCGTGCAGTTGAGTTTGCTTCAGTTCCAAGCATGTTAACGCTATTCAATACTCCCGGTTTTCCGTAATTAACACCTTCCTGAATCCCGGACGGAACCTGTCTTCCGACTTGTGAAAAGTTCGCTGAATTCAATACAGCCTGTGCCGTTGTAACGGTTTGCTGCGTCATTGCCTGCATAGCTGCCATTACTTGGCTTTGCGAGCCGCTGATCCCGCCAGTGAGCCCTGAAACCACATCTTGTCCTATTCTGACAAATACCTGTGATGGAGAATGGCTTTCCAGCGAATCTTTTGCACCCGTAGTCAGCGTATCACCTACAGACTTTCCAGCTGTTTTTGTCTGCTCAAGGTTCTGCCCTATTCCCTGCACCAGCCCCTGAACCGAATCTGCGCCCAGCTGAGTCATAGCCGCGTTTACCTGTTCTTGTCCTCCATTCAGCGCAACAGTATACTCCTCAATCATTCCTTGCACACTGGCGTTTACGCCTTCTTTCATATCAAGCGACTGAGACCACATGTCGTTCGCCTGCTGCAGCTGCTCATCCGTCATATCAGCAAATGCCTGCACATAAGTTGACCCTTGAGGCCCCATCTCTGCCAGCTTTTCCAGAATCCCTTGGTTCACGCCTCTGTCTGCAAGCATAGCCATATTATCAGCCCAGTTCGTTACACCCTCAATCTGCCCCTGCATGTTGGCCAGGAGTTGTTCACTGGATATTTCTGTCCCTGCATTGAACTCATCAAACATATTCATCTGGCTCTCAAGGACTTCTGAAACCTTTTCCTGCATCCCGGTATAAGTCTCAGTTATCGTCTGGGCTGCTATGCTGTTTGCGTCCGCTGCCGCTGACATCATCTGGCTATTCCGATCCGCTGCAGCCGTATTCTCATCCGTCTTCCCTGTTATCAGGTCTAATTTTATCCCATGTTCTTCCAGGTAAGCTTGAGTTGCTTCCAATTCAGCCTGGATATCCTGCTGTTTCTGCTTATTGTTATCTACGGCTTCGCTGTTTTCATCTTGTGCCTCTGACAATTCTTTGAAACTTCGGTAATAATCCATATTACCTGTTGTCAGCCCATTCATAAGGGAACTAATCTCCGTCATTGAGGAGATTTCTTTTTCATTATTCTCCCCTCTGATCTCAGCTTTCTCGTCTTCGAGCTTAATGGCTTCGATCTCAAGCTCGGAACGTTTCTTTAAGAGCTCTATGGCGTATTCCTGGGCCGCCTGCATTTCAATTTCTTCCTGCTTTTTCTCCAGGTATTCTTCAAGGGCCTCGCTAGTCATATTCAGTTTGCCTGCCTGCTCATCATAGGATAGGTTCAGCTCCGGCATTAACTGGTTCAGCTCTGCGATATATCCCCTCAGCACTTCCGTCTCCGCGCTGTTCAGGTTTGTTTTCCCGGACAAGTCCTCAATCTTTTCTGCAAGCCGGCCGGCATACTCGCCCTGTGCTTTCATCTCGGCTGTGCTGTCCGCGTAAGATGTAACAAGCTCTTCCGCCGAATCTGATACCGCATTTGCGGAATCGCAAAGCCTTTGGTTCTGTTCGGATAGTCTTTTTACTTCATCTGTTGCTTCGCCTGCGGTTTTAGCATATATTGCTAAGGCTGTCCCTGCGGCAACAACCGCTGTCGCCACTAGGATTATTGGATTTGCTTCGCAAACCGCATTAAAAATTGCCTGGGCTACAGATGCCCCTTCCGTGGTGGCAGTATATATTCCCTGTGCAGCTGTCGCAGTCTTTGTAGCCGCCTCGTATAAACCTACGGCTGTGGTTGCTGTCTTAAATGCGGCCACTCCAGCTCCTACACCGCCTAAGAGTGGGAGAAGCGTATCCATATTGTCTATTACGAGATCTAGTCCCTCTTCCATCAATGGCAGCGCCTCCTCAACAATAGGTGTTGCCACTTCGGTCTGAAACTTCTTCCCCAGCTGCTGGAATCGTGCTTCCAATGTATCATATTTCACATTATTGATCTCTTCCATTGTTCCTTTTACGTCATCATAAGCATGATTCGTCTTATTCAATGAAGTGATCACTTTCATTGCATTATCTTCGCCCAAGGCACTCCATGTCGTGCTCGCAATGGTCAGTGCCTGCTGCTTATTCTCCGTCTTATCTAAATCATTAATGACAGAATAAAATACATCTTTCGCTGTCGCCTTCCCTGTTTTAAATTGATAGAAAAGAGTTTTTGTCCCTTCGGAAAAAGAATCAATATTTTCTTCAATCCTTCCATCCGCTAGGGATATACTGAATTCCTTTACGAAATCGTTAACCTTGTCTAGGTTATGAGCACCTGACTGCAAGCCGTTATCCACAATAGCAAACATTTCCTTTGCTGAAAATCCTGCCTGGCTCCATAATTGGCTGTATTCCGTAATGTTGTCAGCAAGCTCACCGGATTTGTTCAGCCCATTCTGCGCTCCCTTAGCCATCAGGTCAAAGGCTTCCTCTGATGTCAGCCCCATGTTCTCCACCAAAGCATCGACACCCCGGATAGTCTCGCTTAAGTCCATGTCGAAGACATCCCTCATGGCAATTCCATTCTCTGTCATTTCCTGTAGCTTTCCTGGATCAAGCTCACCCGTATATTGTTTTACCAACGCCATAGACCTTGCAACATCATTGATGTCATCCCCGAAATTATTGCTATGGATGTCATTCATGACAGTTTTATACCGCTGCATCTCCGCTGTTGTCGCGCCCGTGCTGGCTTGGAATTGATGCTGAGCATTTTCCAAGTCCTTTATGGAAGCTGCCGCTCCACTTACAGCATCCTTTACAAGATTTACCACAGTATTGCCAAGGTTTGTCTTAACGATAGTCCCAAAATCAATCGTTATTTCTTCGGCTTTTTTTATTTCTTTGCCGAACGCATCAATGGAAGTTGCGCATTTATCCGTAGACTGCTCTGCTTCCCTCTTATACGCAGCATTTTTGTTCACTGCAGTCGTTGCCCTTATAACCTGCGCTTCTGCAGTATTTAGTTTTGCCTCCCAGTCCTTCACGCGGTTTCCTGCAGACTGGTAATTCTGTTCCCCTTTTGATATGGCATCACTAACATCCTTAAGGGCTGCTTCTTCCTTCTTAAGTTCATCTGACAGGGATTTTACCGTAGCTTCCTGCTGCTTAATTTCGCCCTTTGAAGCCTCGCCAGATTTCTTCATTTCATCCAGCTTCTTAGTCGCACCGGCATAAGCCTCTTTCAGCTCTTCTGTCCTTTGCGCATGTTCCTGCTGTTCCTTCGTAAGCACATCCAGGCCGACGCCTACTTTTTCATAGCTCTGTTTAGCATGGTCAAGTCCTGCCCGGACCGCTTCTTCCTTATTCTTCTGCTCTTCCAAAACTTTTATCAGGACTTCATGCTTCTTACTTAGGGATTGCAGAGAGTTTTCCTGGCCTTCACACTGTGCCTTGACAAGCCCCATTTCCGACTTTAGGGAAGAGAGTGATTTATTGCATGATGTGACGTTCTGCTTAAATTCCTTTTCTCCGTCCAGTGCTATGATTGCCCCTATCTTTTTTGCTGCCATATCTTTTCACCTTCTTTTTATGCAACAAAAAACCACCTACCTAAGAGTAAGTGGTTTTTTATTTTCTTCTTTTAATTGTGATAATTGGGATATGCCTGGCCTTCTTATATACCGCCCACACTATCATTACAATCGCTACGATGATTGCAATTTCTGGGATCATTATGATAGACACTAAAACCAACACCCAGAATACAAGCTTCAATATTAACTTTGTACGGCTACTCACAATGCATCCCTCCTTTACCTGTATTATACACTATGCAGTCCTACAAGTCCAGCAGGGAAGTCTTTGTTTGCTCACGAAATAGGCCTTTTCCTACCCGCATATTGTGCAGCCATTTGAAATGGTAGAATATCTCTTCCCATTTTCCGAGGTACATCCGAGACACCTCTTGTTCCGAATACCCTGCCTGCATCCCGATGAATACATACCACGCAAAATCCAGCGCCTGCTCTTCGATATCTAGGGATCCGCCTATGTCTGATTCTGCGTGGCTACTGCGTTTTTTAAATTGAAGCACCTGTAAAACTCGTCATGTAACTTATTTGCCAGATCAATCAATGGGACATCTACTTCTCGTACAATTTCAGCCCGGATAATCGCCCTCGGCTTTCTTTTCTCCTGATCGGCTGCAATAGCTTCCCCTTCAGATGCCATCCATACAAGCGCATCATTCACAGCCTTCACGCTTGGAAACTTCCCATGAAGGATCGGCTTACCGTCAGCATCCTTTTGCGTGTTGCCCTCATCATCCACCTCAGGCTCCCATGTGATAAGCCCCTCTTCGAACTTCCCTATGCTCCCATATGCATCCTGTATCTTTTCGAGTACCAGGAGGTCACACTTGATAGGATACCTTTTTCCTGACAACTCAATATAATTCAGTTCATCGAACATAATATTATGCCTCCTCTGCTCCCTGCTGTGCCGGTGCAGGCGGTTCAGTCATGCCAGCCTTTTCATCAAGCCATTTCTGAGCATCTTCCTCAGTATCAAAGATTTTTCTTTCACGCCATTCATTTTTTGCATTTCCCATTGCCTGCCCCGTGATGCTTGGCGTCTGATACTCAATGCTGTCGCCCTTGGTTTTGTAGCCTTCCTCGCCTTCCGTAAATTTAGACTTATGGATCCACATGGCGACATATTTCTTTACGCCATCCACTTTCTCAGATACATATATCCCAAACCCAACATAGTTGGACTCATCCGTTGTTTTGTCCGTAATCCCTTCGTTCGGGTTATCCGCTACCGTATGCCCAAACATCGTACTATGTGCCTGTATGGGCAGTGTGGTTGTGTTTAGCGTGATGTCCGCATATTTGAATTCCTTGTCATATTCTGCTTTCCCATTATCCCCATACAGCGAACCCTCTGCATACTGCGGGCTGATTGTTACTTCAATCGCTTTCCCACATGTGAACCCTTCCGAATATGTTGCACTCCCTGAACGCTCCGTTAATTTTGCTACTGTCGGTTTTGCCAATCCTACAAATGCCATTTATTCGTCCTCCAATCTTTCTGTTTCCGTTTCACACTCAAATATAATGTGCCGTATTTTCGTGTCGTCTTCTGTTAATACTGTTACTTCCGGATACGTGAACCCATGCTTGAACAGTGCCCTTCGTATCCTGCTTTTTTCCGCTATGAAATTTTCTGATGCCGGAAGGAAGAAATGGATTTGTACACTCACTGTTTCTTCATCCGGCTCATTATCAGAGTAAATTGCTACTCTTTCATCCACATAATTATAAGTAAAATACCTGTCTTCCTTCCCCTTATAAATGTCTGGTGCATAAGGATAGCCAAAAACCTTGATCGCTTCTATGATCTTCTGAAATGGCGTCATACTCCTGCCTCCCTATCGAACACTTCTTGCATCTTACTGATTACTGCACTTTCTGCCTCACGTACTGCTGAAGTCAGCACCGGACGCGCAGGCTCTCTTGATGTGCCAAATTCCAACCATGCCAGTTTATCCATATTCCTGACTGGCACCTTTCGCTTCCCTTTTATCTTGTGCGTTCTGCCCGTGGATTTCCCGGTAGACCTTACACACAGGTAATATCCATCCTTGCTTCTTGACGCACCAGTGCTTTTGATGGATCTATACATATCCCCGGTTTCCTGGTGTGGACGTATTTTTGCTTTTACCGCCTCCTCCAGGATGGGGCCGGCTTCTTTCAGCATCATAGGGGCAATTCTTTCAATATCCAAGGTTTCAAGCTCTTTCATAAGACTGTCAAACCCTTCTATTTCAAACTGTGCCATTCTGCCTCCTTTCACAGGAGAGAATAATCTTCATAGATTTATCCTTCCTGAAAGTCCGTTTTACCTCCAGAATATCACCCGTTGATTCATCGATCAAATGGTCTTCTCCCGCGTAATTACAGGCCATGATCTCCACATTTTGATTCACGGCGTATCCCTTCTGAGATGCTAATATTTCATCGTCCCTTGTCACATCTGTAAAGTTTGCCGGAATTCCTCTCTCATACAGACTTTCCAGTGCGGTAAATCCGTCATTGTCTTGTGCCCCGTCCCTGCTTCTGGGAAGAGATATGCTATTGTTCCACAATTTTATCCCCCTCCAATGTTAACCGGAATACTTTCTTCCGGTACAGGTCCAGATATTTCTCTGTATCAGTTCTGTCAATTCCCAGGTACGCGCTGACATAGAGCGTAATCGCCGTCAATACAGCGGCATCCTCTTCCGATTCTGCAATAGTTTTTGAAACACCGGAAGAAATCATATCCTGTATGCAGTCTTTAATATACATTTCAATATCGTTATCATAAATTTTTACATTTTCGGAAATTCCGCATCGTTTTTTTATGAGGTTTATCATGTGGTTCCTCCCTGCTGATCCAGAAATTCTTCTATAATCTCCTTTTTGACAGTCTTTTTTATGCTATAGCCAAGTTCTTCCGCCAGTGCCCTGATCTGTGATATGGTCATGTTTTCAAGTTCACTGGCGGTATAACTGCTGTCATGACGGCTATAGCTGTCTATTCCCCCACTACCGCTGCGTCATCGATCGTAACAACTCCGTTCACGAATGCAGCATCATCTTTTACCTTGCAGTCTTCGCGTTCAATGGCACGGAACAATGTCAGGTCCTCCTCAAATGCATTAAGTTCACCGGCCTGTGCCAGGTTAGATGCCACGATGGTCAAAAGTTTTCTGTCGAAGAATTTAATCCCTTCCTTCAGATCTCCGATGACGAATGGAATTTTTCGTTTCCCCGCTGTAGCCGTATCTGACGGGAAATCATTGTTCGTAATTACTTCAACCGGTACGATCGTTGCGCCGGCGCATAGCCTCATCTGCATCGGATCTGCCGGGTTCGGCTGAAGGAGGTATTTTCCTTCCGAATCTTTCAATGTATCCAGATACTGCAGCCCATCGTCGTTCGTTACGATTTTCGATGTAGACTTGAACGCCGCGCCGAGCGTTACATTCAATGCTTTTTTAATGTCATCCAGTCCAGTCAATTCTGTCTTTGCCTTTGTATTGATTATTGTCCGAATAATATTGTTCCTTGTTACCCTGGACTCATCTCCTATCCATGCAATCAACACAGAGGTAATCGCGGCGTCAGAATCGTCAAGCAATTCATTCGTGACCGGAAAATACCCTGCATATTTCGCAATCTCGTAATCCAGTCTTTCGAACTGCGGGGTATCTTTCTTCCCAATCTTACCGCCTTCCCCTACTTTGATGAATCCTGTCTGCTGGGAGCGCTTCTTAAATGTTCTGGAACCCTTGTTTGTTGTGACTGACTCAACATCAACTAAATTAATCAGGGATGCCCTCGCTTCCCTCCTTTCATTCACTTTTGTCTGGATGTCTTCCGGAACTGTATATCCACCATCGGCAGGGGTTCCTTCATTCATATTATTGGTTACCATAAATCCATTCCTGGCGGCATCTGCAAAATCCTTTATGGAATCTACTGTTTTCACTGGCTTTGCAGTCCCCGTCGCTGCCTTCTGCTGCATTCCCCCGTATTTTTCATCATCAAGATCTTTCAGCAGGTCAAATTTATTCTGGAGCTTCTTTAAGTCTTCCTTGGCCTCCATTGCCTCATCAAGTTTCCCTTCACTTGTAAGGCTTCTCACTTTGTTTTTCTGTGTGTTAATGGAATCCAGTAGTTCTAATAATTCTTTATTCATAATTCTCTCCTTCCAAAAAGCAATTCAGACACCATACATGTCCAGATCGCATATCAATTCATTCTTCAGTTTTTCATTTTCATCTGTTTCCGCTTTTTCCTGCAGGACTCTCTGCTTTATCTCTTCCGTCAATCTGAGTCCGGAATAAGAATTCGTTATCTGTATGTCAGCCCCTAATATCTCATCGGCAAATCCCATCTCAACCGCCTGGTTGGCAGTCAGCCAAGTTTCACGGTCCATAATTTCCAGGATCTCGTTAACCGACTTTCCTGACTTTTCGGAATATGACTGCGCCATAGTCGCATTCATCTCCTTCAGGGCATTCGCGTTCTTCTCGTAAAGATGGTAATCACCACTCATCCTTCCACTCATTGACACATTATGGATCATAATCATTGCTACAGGGCTGATCAGTACTTGGGCTGCCCCCATTGCCGCAACTCCAGCCGCGCTTCCAGCCAGGCTGTCTATTTCAGCAACAGAGTTTTTACTTTTCCTGAGCAGCGTGTAGATTTCCTGCCCTGCGAAAACATCACCACCCCCACTGTTTACAGTTACCCTGAGCTCTTCCCCGTCCTCCAGTGCCTCTATGACCTTCTTTATATCATTTGGGCACGTAGATTCCCATTCCAACCAGTCATAAATCCATTTCAGGTCATTGGAGATGATATCACCCCTGATTTCCGCTGTCTTCATTGCTCTCACCACCTTTCTTATACTGCTTTCCTACGTCTGTAATAGGTATGTAATTTCCGTTGACCATCAGGACGTCCCCGCCTTCCTCACAAGGCATGTCTAGGTATCCGCGGGCCTCATTCGGCGTATAAATCCCGTTATTAACAGCTTTTGATAAGTTCTCCATCTGCGTTTTGCTGTCTGTGCGCAGGATTGCCTTTTCATTAAACTTATAGAAATAACCCTCTTTTTGCTGCCTTATGGTCAGCAGTTTTGAATTGATCTCTTCTTCATACATCTTCAGCCGGTATGCCATTGTATCCACTAAAAAAGCCAGCTGCTGCGTCTCACTGTTCGCATAGCTGGACTTTTCATAATTGTTAATTTGGTTTGGCTTTATACCGAATGCGCCTGCAATCTGAAGCGCTGAATATTTTTTCAGTTCAAAGAACTGCGCATCGGTAAGGTTCATTTTCAGCGGGGTAAGCTGCAGTCCCATTGGGACTGGGATTACCTTACCCGCATTCTGAGGGCCAGATAGAGAATCAGCAAACTTTTTCTGTAGCTGTCTGCGTTTTGCTTCATCTAAATCGCCAAGATACTGCATCGCCATGCTTGCAGTTAGTCCTTGTTCATACAATCGGTTCATAAACTTCTGGCTCTCCAGCGCTCCTCCGATTGTATCTTTCAGGATATTGCTTACAGGTTCTCCCATGATTCCATTCAGACTATACCAGGTTTTGAAATGCATCACTTCTGAACTCCTGAATAAATGCTGATCACCGCTCGTTTGATCGCTGTATTGGTAGTACAGTTCGCCCTTCCCTCCAAATACCCCAATGTCATCCATCAGGACAGCCACGTTGCTGCTCTGCATTAGCCATAGATCCAATGTTTTATATTCCCCTCCGTATTTCCCTGGTTCAAATTGGCGGCGGGCCCACACGTAGCTGTTCCCATAATGCTGACAGTTCATTTCTACCGATCCCCATAGTGTTGTCGGGGTCATGATGGGGTTTGGCCTTACTGTCAGCAGACGTGTCATTTCGTCCGGATCAGCACGTATCCGTCCACGCGCTGTATTCTGGTAGTATTTCAGCGGAAGTTTTCCGATTGTTTCGCTCAGCATCTTCAGACAGGTATAATAAGTCACCTCGCTTACCAGCTTTTTACTTGTGCCCGATATACCAAGCCATTCCAACAGCTCCTCACTATTTAAATCCACGCCGGTCCCGGTCAATGCGCTCCAGGCGTTTCTGATTCTGTTCCAAATATTCATATTTTTACCAGTCACTTTCTATAAATTTATCTATCTCATCTAAAAAGCTCGATGTGAACTCATGATAAATAGCCAGTTTAAATGCACACAGCACGGCATCCACCGGGTCAATCCTTTTAGTTGTCGCATCCTTATCAATCTTGATTAGCCCTTGGTTCTGCCGGATCACGGCATTGCTCATAGCATAATTCAGGAGCGGGTTGTATGTATACACAATATTCCGGCAGTAAGCCTGTTCCCGGAAGCCCTGTGTAGATTCATTCAGTGATTTGTGGCTCTGAAATACTTCTTCCACTATGTATCCCTCGTTCGAAAGATCCAGCATCAGCTTCGCCGCGTTGGCCGGGTCGAAGCATAGGCATTCTATTTCCCATCCATTCTCCCTGCATGTGTTCATGACATACTGCATAACTGCATTCTGGTCTACAATCGGCGTATTTGTTACCGTTAAGAATCCCATCCGCTCCCATGCGTCATAATCCACCTTGTCCTTCCTTTTCCGCTCGGCCATTTTCTCTCTATTTGGAATAAATGAATGCGAATACACTATATATTTGATGACTTCTTTCCCGGTGCTGTCATATTCACCTGACTGAAAAGGAATTATGAAGGCAACCGATGTTAAATCTATCTTTGCCGACATGTCAAAACCTACATAGACACTCATTCCCCTTGTGTTGATCGGGATCCCATTTACCTGGCACTTCTTCCATTTTGCCATATCCATGTATCCGTTTTCCTGTGCCTGTACCCAGACATTTAGCATCTTTGTCAGGAATGCGGTCATCTTTTCCGGGATTTCTTTGGCAATTTCAAAAGCCTCCCGTATTTTGGAACGCCCGTTTTCATAACTCATGCGGATAGGGTTTGCTTTCCACCAAAGCCGTTCATCTGCTATATTGTCCTGGTTCTCGTAATCATTCGGATCAAGTTCCAAAATGTCAACAAAATATGACTCATTCCATACATCCACGTCAGGATCCAGTATCCTGGAGCAGTATGCATATTCCTGCACATAACAAGGATATGTCAGATCTACTCCCGCAGTCGTAATGATCATGAGCAGGGACTCTTTTGTGTTCGCCCCCAACCCAAGGTCATAGAATTCTGTTGTCTGGTGCTGGTGATATTCATCCAGGATCAGTCCTGCGGGGTTGGTTCCATCACCTTTTTGCCCGTCCTCCTTACAAAGGGCTTTGATAAAGCTGCCAGTCTTAATGTGTTCAATCCGGTCACGGGTCAGCTTGAACTTAGAGCGGAGACTGGATCCATGAAGCATCAGCTGACATTCATTGAAAATAATTTTTGACTGGTCTCTTTTGGTCCCAGCCGTATAATACTCATATACCTCACCATTTTTTGTGGATTGGGTAGATATCTCATAGAGAGCAACCCCCGCCTCCATCTGGGATTTAGCGTTCTTCCTGCCAACCTCAATGAAACTCTGTTTGAACCGTTTCCGGCCTGTCTCCTCATGCCGCCATCCATATATCTGACAAAGGCAGAACCTTTGCCAAGGCGTTAGTATAATAGACTGGCCGGCTAAATCTCCCTTACTGTGCTTAAGCAGTGAAAACCAGTCAACAATCTTCTGTGCTTCTTCCTCGTCCCATATATATGGGAATGAGATTTCCTGCACATTTCTGGCTTCTGATTTTTTTATATCATCCAGAAACCGCCTGCAGGCCTGCTTATGCTTTTGGCAGCTTATATAATCCTCATTTTCCGTAAGCCTTGTGTCATTTAGGCATAGGCCTGCATATTCAATCAGCTGGTTAAGAATCGTCATACATCCTTTTTTCTCCTCACAAAAATAAGGCCTAGGGCGGCCTTAAATATTCCCAAACTTCTGTTTTATCATATCTTCTGTTTTTTCAGTTTTGGTTACTGCCGCTTTTAAACGGGAATCTATAGTAAGTCCGCATAAGGCAGCAAATCTGCGCATCTCTGCCGCATATCCTGCCTGGATGTCCACCATCGGGTTCTTCACGATAATTTTCCCGGTCCTTGTTTCCCTACTGATGCAGAATTCCTGATCTTTAAGGATCTCAGTTGCTTTAACATAGTTCGAATAAGCATTACAATAGCCGCCTAAATTTCCATAATCCAAGTTTCCAACGATTTCTATTTTCTTCAATTCCCTGATGATTCTGCGCCATTCTTTCTCTGCCACGTCATCAATGAGCCATCCTGGAGGAGTCCTTAAATGGTTGTTACCAACCGTTACTCCTGCTTCTTCCATCTCCTTATTCTGTTTCTCAACCAGTGTTAAATGGGCTTTCTGCATGTCAATCGGCTTCCTTGGTTTTCCCATGTAAATCCCCTCCTCCGTTTAGATTGCCAACTTTTTTATCGTATTCGGAGTTTTGCGTCAGATGTAGGGGACATGCGGTCAGCTGCAAATTTTAAAAACTTTTTTGGCCGCCCCTCCCCGCCCTATATTCCGAGAGCATATCCTGCAAAATCCTTTGTGTTCCGTTTTTATCTTTCCTGTACATCTGCTCAATCATGCTGTGTGTGTCATGATTTAGGCTCATAAGGTTTGTAATATCATTTCGTATCGACCAATTATCTCTTAACGGAATGATATGATGCACAGTATCTGCCAACTCAATCCGTCCTTCTGTCATGAATAGATAGACATCAATGCCTCCGTCTTCTTCCAGTGTCGATGCCCTTGTTAACTCCCACACCTTGCCGCTATAGTACTGTTTGCTTCTGTTGTCACGACTGTATCTATCATATTCCTTGTGTCTGCTCTTGGCGCATAGGCAAGTGCTGCCTGAGGGTATTCGCTGTCCGCATCTGCTGCATCGTTTGTATATTGGCACTATCACCACCTCACTATTCGTCGTTTTGTAGGTATAGAAAAAGCACCCTCGGTGAAGGTGCCTGTAATTCTACAAACTTTTATTATTTTTCGCATATACCTCATAAAGTTTTTTCCCTAGTAAATAGTAAAGAACTTCCTTTTGGTTATGAAATGCCGAACTTATCTGCATACATTCATTGTTTACTATAAACTTCTTACATGACTTATAGAAAGTGACCAATTGTTTAATCAACATTACTTTGTTCTCCATACTTAATTCATCCGATTTAACTATTTCTTCATAATATTGATACATTTTCAGATCTGCATTATAATTGCTGTGGATCACCTCACAACATTTTCCATATTCACCTTCAACATAATCGATAAATTCTTTAGAATATGTATACCTATTGCGTAGTTCAGTAAACATATTTCTTACACCCGTAGCATTAATATTTTCATATCTTAGTACCACTCGAACAAAATTCTCAATAACAGATCGAAAGAAAGTGTAATACACTCTCAATGATGACTTTTTAAAAGAATCCATAAGGCTAATCATATCCGTAACCAAGCAATTATAATAATGTTCTTGTTTCTTTTCTGGAAATGCATATGCCTTTTTTATAAACAATATCCCTTTTGCTATGCATGCTAAGTCTGTATCAGAAACGTCTTCCATTTTCACAAATGATATAAATTGATTGATATCTTCTTTGCAAACATCTACTTCTCTATACCTGTTCAACATATCATAATCCTTTTAGCCATTTTTCTAATTTCTTATTCTCATTTTTCTTTTTATTCTTTTTAGGTGTAGAAGACTCTTTGTTCATATCTTCAATGTCAATTTTATCTATGTATTTCAATATGTTTTCCTTAATATTTTCAATCTTGTCATCATCTAATTCTAATAATATGCGGCTTACTCTCGCCGCAATTAATGTTCGAGACCTGATTACATATTCTGGAAACTTAACTTTTAAAATATTATTAACAAATTCACCTACATCAGAATTTTTCTTTATAACATCTTTCTTTATAATTAACACAGTTATAATTCCAATTAAATCTATAATATCTAAATTTGTTTTCTTCAAATAATTGCGTATTATAGCGATATTATTACCCTGATTAATCATACGACTCAACCCTTTCCAAAAATTCTTTACAGATTATTTTTACATCTTCTCGTGATTTTTTATATTTTGATGAAATATTTCCTTGTAATCCTACTAATAAGTCATTAACATAGGATGCCATATTACTAAACATACCAATTTCTCTTACTATTTCATCTCTTTCGAAAGTATCTTTTAATTGTAAAGTTTTTTGCGTTAAGTCCTTTACCATTGTATATACAATTCCAAGTGGTTTTATTCCAATATCTTCATTATCATCTAATCTATCTATCACTTGCTTCAACAGTTTAATCCCTAAAATAGAATAGCGATCTATCCTGTTTGGTACTAAATAAAAATCAGAAGCAATAAGAGCTGCATCAGTATAAACGGAAATTGTTGGTGGACAATCAATAAAAATAAAATCATATGCATTTCGCAAGTCGTTTTCTTGAATAAACCTATTTACCTTCCTTGCTTTTGTTCCATCTTTATCACTTTCTACTAGAATAAGGTCAATAGTTCCTGGCAACAAATCCATATTATCGTTAAGTCTTACTATGACTTCACTTGGTAATGGCAAATCAATCTTTCTTGCTAATGTTGTCTGCGTTTCAAATAGACGCATTATAGTACGGTTCCCTTTCCCCTCGGAATAATCATTAAGATATTCATCTTCCATGTCAAATTCGTTAACTAAACTTTGTGTCGTGTTGAACTGAGGATCAAGATCAATAAACAAAATCTTTTTTTCACAGTAATTCGCTAAATATTCTCCTATACCAATACATAAAGTAGTTTTACCAACGCCACCTTTCATATTAATAAAAGATATGACTTTACCTTGACTTTCCATTCAATTCTCCCAAAACCTTTTCGTTAAATACACCACATTTTATATTAATAATACTCTATTTTATGATATAATTCAACAAAAAACGCCCCACACTTTCATGCAGGACGTTTTTCTATATGTGTATGAAGGAGGATCATACTTCCGAGAAAATCTTTATTGCGGCGGCAAATGAATTCTTAGCCTTTCGACCTACTCCTATTCAGGAACCCAGCCGCCTATACAGTACTGCCTTATTAATGCCCCAAGGGCTGTGTTATTGAGAAAACACCACCGAACAAATGATCCAATCGTTCTAGAATAACTATGTCATACCCTTGCACGGGAATCAAGGGAACTTTCGGTCTTTTCGGTCTTCTTTATGTACCTGTAAAATACTTTTGATACCCAACTTCTGCTATACCCAACAATCGCCCCGATATCATCCCAACTCAAATCATTTATTACACGATAACGAATGATTTCACTTTCTGGATGAGGCGCTGCCGCAATAAACGCCTCCACCTTCGCTCTGTCCCTCCGAAGCTTCTCCTCATAAGTTTTTATCTTCCCTCTCAGCCGTTCCTTCTCCTCGATATACCACGCAGTGACATCTTTCCCCTGTCCTCCTTTCGGCATGTCTGTTATGACATTGTTCCTGTATGGATTAAACTCCTCCAAATTTGCCAGTTCCATACTCAGGCTCTTTAATTTATTTAAATCAGCCTGCATACTGAATAATTCCTTTAGTGTCATATATCTTCGCCTCCTTCTCGCTGCCTTTTTCTTTTCCCTATTTCTCCCAGCTCATTCACTACTGCGCAGATCATCGCGGTTGCAAAGCTGTGATTTTCGTATTTCTCTGCCAGAATACTAGCCTTTTGATATACCTGTTCAAATTCGCTGTCCGTCAATTCTTTTGAATAATATTCCTTATAGAGCTGCCAACACTCCGTTATCATTTGATGTACTTGCATGATTTCCATTTCAATCCCCCTTTTTATTAAGCCATCCCTCCACCATACCACCTCAAAATCTGACATGTGTGCCGTTGAAACCCAGTGTTTACAAGGCTTTCCGAAATAATCCCACGTCCCCACCTATTTTTTGTTAGTAGGGCGCTATACATATACTACATACAGACTCAATGACATAATAATATATATATAGTGTTACTATAATATAGAGTGAGTATGTGAGTATATATATAATAAAGCCTCTCGTTACAAGGCTTTCAAGCATCCCACCACCATCCCACATTTTATTAATAGGTGAGTAGAAATGGGGGATTACCTCTGATTATTAAACGGAATGTTTTCATCGTCTATATCTACATCCTCGTATTCTTCAAAATTGTTCGGTTGCTTAAATAGGACTTTCACGTACCTGGCTTTAGTCTTCAAACCTGCTATCGAGGTGTTCACGGAGTATTTGCCATCCCGCGACTTTTCCAGATAGCCGGCCTCCGCCCATTCCTTTTTCACGGCATTAAAATCATACCCATTTTTCTCCATTGCCTCTCTCAGTACATTCTGGTTTACAAGGCAGTGTGAGTCCGCAACCTTCCCCCAAAGTCGGTTTCCAAATGTAATATTAAAGAAGTTCTCGTTCTCTGCAATCCAGTTCACGACAAATTTATACGCCCTTTCCGCCTGAGACACTTCCTCTTCGTCCCTTAACAGTTCTGCGACTGCTTCCAATTCCAACGGTGCTTCATCCTTAAAAATGCATTCCTGCGCCAGCTGATCAGCAAGTACAATACAGGCCAACGCCTGTGCCTGTTTGCCAGTGCTCTTTGACATTTCAGACAGCTTTCGGCATAACTCCTTGTGTCTTGAAATAAGGCTGCCCGTATCCAGACTTTTAATATATTCAATAAATCTCCGTCCCGCCAGTCCGTTATTTTCCCGAACAGCTTCTAAAATATGTGAATAATCCTCAAATAGCGGCTTGTCTACTTCCATCTCAATAACCCGGTTGAAAGCCCCGGCGCCTGCGTTATCACTTACAATCGGCTTTTCGCCATTGAAGAAAGAAATATTTTCCCAAGATCCCTGCTCCTTCTCGCGGCTTGTTCGGTCAAGTCTTCCGCGTGTTTTTCCTTCTGTTATCGCATAAATCAGTTTCATCAGATCTCCCCTTGCCAGCTGTGTCTCGTCTACGAATATAGGAAGATTTTTCATCAATGCTGCACGACTTGTACAATAATTAACCGTAGAATCCACTGACAGGATTAATTCATCAGGGACTCCCCATATTGAAGCTGCTACTACAAACGCCACAGTCTTTCCTGTTCCCGATGGTCCCCATAGGTGCACCACAAAACAAAGGCATTTCAATATGTGCGTCATCACAGATCCCAGGCTTGCATCCATAAGTAGTCGTACATTCAGATTTTCCCGGCACTTACTGCATGCGTCTCTCCATGCATCAAAACTTCCCCGCGCGCCTAAGGCCCTTACCGTCTTCGCCTGCGCATTATCCCCATCAAACTCAATACCATCCATGTAAGGGAAGAACTCTTTTCCGATCCACCCGAAATGTGACACTGTTTTCTTTAAAGGCAACGCATCCTCATTAAGCCGGTACATATCTGCGATATAGTTTACAAGGTTTTTGGATGTCAGATCTGTAACCATGACACCAATATTTGCCAACTTTATAATCTTTGTCTTAGTGCAGCATAGTTCTGGTTCAACTTTTACGTCTTTCCAAAGGTACCCGCCCTGCCGCTTCACGCTGAATGCCATGTGATATTTTTGCTCCCCTGTCTCGATGTTCTCTGTAGTCCCGATTGGCATAATTTGCTGATATGAGGCCACTATTTTAACGGGAGGATCAGTTTCCTTTTTCCCAGGAACCCACATACACACCCCATCTTTATTACATTCCCAATATCCGCACTTCAATTGTACGGGCTGATCTATAAACTCTGTTTTGTTGTCTCCTTCGGATTGTTTATGTACGTACGGCGCGGTGGATTTCTCATATTTCAGCGCACTTTTCACTTTCTGGATAACAGTCTTTTCATCCAACGGCGGGCGGCATTTCAATTTGTTTTCAGCCTGCGCCGCGGCTAATATTGCATCATCTGACAATCCTTTTGCCTGCAGACTGCATGCCAGCCTAAATATAGTGTCGTCCCTGGCCCCTTGCTCAATCGTTCCTGGAGAAACAAAAGTCCCTACCTCTTTTTTCTTCCCCTCATCTAGGAGCATATAAACCAAATCATCCGCAGGTTCTATAACTGCATCGTCCGGCCCTAATTCCCATTCGTAATGTCTCCCATTGAAATGTAGGCTGGGCGGGGCCACAATATAGCCCCCGTCCCCCCTGACATCAACTCCACTCTTATTCTTAAACAAATCGCGGACACAGGGAATTTCTCTGCCGTCAGATCTGAAGAAGATATGGTATCCGCCACCGCCGGTAATGGAAAGCATTGTATCTTCCGGAAGTTTACCGTGTTCCCTTTCCCACTCACGTATAGCTTCCCGACCGTCTACCCCTTCCTCTTCCTTCACATCAAGATCAATAACAAACACTCCACCGGAAGGCTTGCCTGTCACGATGCCTATATTTGCGTCTGGCCATCTCTCCCACCATTTATTTATTGTGTCAGGATCTGTTGTGGCATCATGAAACCCATTTTTGACCATAGGTCTTTTGTAATCTTCACTGGTTCTTCCGTGTGATGACACGGGAAACACTGCCAGTCCGATCCTGGCATACGCCAGCGCATATTGTCTGATCGTAAATTTTGTATCCGCCAATTTGTCTTCACCTCACGTTCTAATCTTCCTCAGGCCCTATGCAAAATACTGTAGGCAACCAGTGATCCGTCTTGTACTGCCAGAATCTTTTCACCAGCGGCATGTCCAACGTCTTACCATCAATCAGGTATGTCAGCAGCTGAGTAGGTTCCCTATGTATTTTTCCTTCTTTTATCAGTTCTCCGAACACATCAAATATTTCTTTGCTCCATCCGCACCAGAAAACTACATGTTCACATTTTCCGGATAACACATCTAAATCGCCTTTGAACGGTATCTGTTTTTCTGTAAAAAACCATTCCAATTCCGCATAACTGACATAGTTATTCTTAGAAATATAAGCCAGTATGGCCCTTTTTACTTCCTCTTTATTAAACTGTTGCTGCATCCCTCTGCACCTCCTCTATATTGATAATGCCTTTTCCGATTAAATAGCCAAGTAAGAATACGTATTCCGTACCAATTCCTACGCAATTATTCACGGTCTTCCTTCCGGTGTTGTCGGCAAGCACTTTCAGCTCATAAGCCACATATTCTGCATTATGAAAGCTGATCTCAGAATCTTCTGCCATTCTATATTTCTCAATCAACTTAAAGTAATGGCCTGCTGCCGATTTCGCTTTTATTTTTTCACGCTTTTTTCTGCGCTTGGAGTATTCGTCTTGTAGGACGTTCCATACAGGCCAGCCGTATTTCTCGTAAATATAGTCATTTGTCCCCGCAACAGGTGAAGTATCGTCATTGATATAAGGCCCATCGTACTCACATATTTGCAGGAACCTCTCAAAGTCTTCCTCCGGAACTGACTCGTTAACATAAAGTCTATTTAATGTAACGCTGCCTAATACGACAAATTCTCCAAGTTCTGTTTTATACTGGTAATTCAATCTAAAAACCTGACCCTTACTCAGATCACAAGGCTTTACCCTTACTACTTCAATTTTTTCTGACATTTTTAAACCGCCTTTCTCTCTCTTTACTGACAGTTAATAGTTTCGAATACATCTTTTTTCCCGCTATAAGTACTCGCCACAGGTACTCCTCAAATCTTAATTCGATCAACAATACGTTGCCACAATCTTCTTTTCTTCCACAGATAGCACCGATGCGAATAGGCTAGCTGATATCCCCCTGTATAGCACGGCTCCTTTAAATTACTGCGCTTCTTAAATCTGCAATTATCACATACCCTAATCATGTTTCCCTCCTAAATGTCGCTGCGTCAACATCCACATCTCGTCTATCTCAATTTTACTCACGCTCTTCCTCCTCTTCATCCAGCAGAAGCAGCTCTGCTGTGTCCTGATCCACGCCGTAGTTATCCATTATGTCATATAGCCTTTGTTCTCTCTCTTCATTCATTCCACGTTCCTCCTGTCAGTCTTGACATCCTGCCGCCGGGTTCAGGTGTTGGCGCACCGTCCCCCGGAGGGCAAATAATTCTATGTTAAATTTTTCATAGCGATCCATGCCCGCTGCCACTCACACGCTACCCTTGCACTCTCCGGTGCATGCCCGTTCACCTCCGTATAATTATGTATCGCATTCTCTTCAGCCAGCTTCTGCCAGCGTTCATCCGACATCATCGGCATATCTATTACGGGGTAAATCCCGCCTGTTTTGCTTCTTACCTGGCCTATAACCACATAATTCATTCGGCCCCCTCCTTCGCTCTTTTTCTCTCAGCTTTTGCCCCCTGGCAATATCCTAACCTGAATGCCGCAGCAACAAGCTCAAATATGTTTTCATAGTGTCCGATTAAATCAAACATATTACCGCAAGTTAAAACATATCGGGTATTCATTTTGTCTCTCATATCTTCCGATAGTTTCACAACATTTTTTAATCTACTCATATTGCGACACCTGCTTTCATCTCAATCTGAAGCGGCCTATGCCTGTCAGTGAATTCAAACAGCTTCCGCAGATAATCTTGGATCTTTTCGTCCCTACTCCTATATGACAGCAGAATGAGCCTTGTCTGCTCATAATCGGCAGTATCCTTCTGTAATAATGCTGTGATGCTTTCCCGCACAACTCTATTAAATTCTTTATCTACTCTGTTCATATAGCTTATTCCCTCCTCTTACAATTGGATTCTTTCTTTTCGATAACTAAATCCACCGCCTTAATGCAAAAATCCTGTAGTCTTTCGTCAAGTCTTGATTCTTTCAGTTCCATAGCCCATACCTTTTTAAGTTCATATAGTTCTTCAATGTCCATCTTATATAATTCATGTATCAGCTCATCCATCAATCTTTTTAATTCATTCATACTGTCACTCCTCCTGCGACAACCACGTATCCTTCTCTGGCGCGCCTGTTCCATTTTTCAACCGCCTTTTGCCTGCATTCGTCTATAGACACATATCTGGATGGAATATCCTTAAAAGTCATTGTTTGTCCCTCAGTCTGGATACAGGAGACAGCGTGACATGATGTACATTGTATGTATACTCTCTGGTGCCCCACGAATTCATTCTGTTTCATTTCAGCTTCCCCGCCGCAAAACGGGCACCTTTTTAGCTTGTACTCTTTATGCTCTTTCATATCAGCACACCTCCTGATAAACTACCTTGCAAGCATTGATATTCCCATTGGCTAACAGCAATGTAATCTCTTTCGGATAATCATGGTCTTCCAACCAATTCTTCACTTTCTGGAAGACACTGTCTGCGTACTGAACCGTCACGCCGTCATGCCCGTTCCTGCTATATGCAGTCTTCACGATTTCATTTTCTGTTATGTCTAACCTTTGGATAATGGCGCTGATCGCCTTGTCATGCGGCCTGTTGCTCTTAGACATTACCCCCAGCTCCTTTGCCATGCCAGTGCAATCCCAAAGAACAGGTATGGCAACTGGAAGATGTGCGGTTACTGGAAAACCTAAATCCGTATAAATTCTTGTAACTTCCGCAGCTATATACACCGGCTCAACGCCTGCTGCCGACAAAGCATCTTTAATGTTCTTCGCCATCATGTTCGCAGAAGACAGTTTTTCCCTCTTCGGCCTTTCCTTTTTCGACATCTCATAAGAACCGGTCTTGCGCAGAGTTGGCAGAACTTCAACCGCTAACCAATCTTGAAAGTTTTCTGCTACTTCGTTGCTAGCCTTAAATGTTAATTTATATACTGCTGGTTCAGGGATATATGAACCTTTGGCTATTTCGGCAGATGTGCCGAAAAGTTTTAAATATTGGTTCACTCTACGCCACATTACGTATTCTTTATTGCCTTTTCTCTCTGTTAATCCAAGACTTGTCGCAACCGATTCAGCATCGAACATATAATTGCCATCTAAATCAATTTTTACTTTCACGTTAAATGCATCGTTCCCAAATACTTTTATCTCATTTTTCATATAAAATCCCCTTCTACTTCTTGTAAATCTGGTTGGAATCCCATATAATGAAGATGGAATTCCTGTTGTTGACGGGTTTCATGTTTCGAGTAAATACATTGCTTTGGCGGGCGGTATTTACTCTTTTTTTGTCTCAATCGCTTCTTTCTCTCCTTTCCAAACGTATCCAGTTAGCTCATACAGTTTCTTTGGGCTTATGTAAGTATTCCTGTATTCTCGCTTTCCACGCTTTTTTCGTGCCTTGTAAATGATTCCTAAATCAAGTGTCTCGTCTTCCATCTTGTCTCTGATAGTATCCGGTTTCATGTTTAATACTTTAGATACTACCTTCAGCGGCACGCTCCCCACGCTAAACTCCGGAAAATCTGCCATGATATCCCTCCTTTCTACTGAATCCACTCCTCCAAATTTAGAAGAAAACTCTTTCTGTTTTTCGAATACTACCACCTTTCAAAACGCCTGTAAACCCCATGAAATCGCGGTTTTTCGGTGTTTTAATCAACTAAATTTTGATTTAGTTATGTAGTGTGCCACGCTGTGCCACATGCTCACGAATCTGTGTGATTGGGTATCTATAAATTTGATGTGCCACGGTTTCTCCACTAAACTATAAATTTAGTTAAGTAAAAACTTTTTTGACACATTTCGTTTATTCCAATGTTTATACGCTGAACAGCTTCTTCAAATTCTTTTGCGGTTTCAATACCTTATGTCTCTCACCGGTCACATTGTTCACCATATATCCGTCTTCCTCATGATATGTAGTAAAATGCACGCCCTGACTTTCAAAAAACTCTTCAGTGATATCTCTGCCGCCGTGTGCCTGGTGCATACGATTTACTATCCCCATCCATGTACACATGTACATATTAATGTCCCAATTCCAATACTCCATTAGAAATTCTGGCCCATTTTCTTGCCCGATCGGTTTATTTATATCCATCTGGCTTATGTATTCTATACAGTAGAAATAATCTTTGACTTCGTATTTTTCTCCATCGTAATCTTTTGCGATCGGGAACATTTGCATAAATTCATTCGGTGTAAGACACTCCACCATATCATTCACTCCGGAAATTAAGTAAAACCATTCTTCTATTTCCTCTTTCGTATAAGATTCTCCGGAATCAAACGCATTTGAAATAAATTTAATCAGTAGATATAGATATTGCTTAAACTTATCCCGATATGCAGTCAGGAATTTTTCATTGCTCATTTCATTCAAACACCCCATTTTTTCTGAGAACCTTATTATTGCAGATGCATAATGCTTTTTCTTGGGTTTATAATCAATCAACTTTTTGCCGTCCATTACATAAAAATTGTACATATACTATTTCCTCTCTTCTAATGAAACACCATACTTCACTGCCATCTCCTTAATAATCGCTATATATCCTTCTATCAGCTTCGGATCGTCAGCAATAACATCAAGTTGATTCAGCTTGTCTATTTTCGATTTACACACACCGTTCATTGCATAGGCCTTCTTTTTATTTGTCAGCCTGATTCCTAGAGCAACATGCATTCGCTCCTCAAGTATCTTGTATGACTCCTCGCGCACAGCCCGGATGTGTTCAGAGCCTCCTAAACTATACGCAATCTTATTAATGATGACCCCAGTATCTTTACGCCATGCATTCGGTCTGAGTGCGATAACTTCTTTAATAGAATCCACTTTACTATCCAGTTTAGTTATGTCTTCTGTATTTGTATCTACCTTCATCCTGATATTCTTCATCTCCTGCAGGCTCTCTATCAGGATATCTTCGATGCAGTTCGGCCCTCCATCTCTCAACCGGAAGTAATCATCAATCAACTTATCGTGGATATCCCACGCAAGATCTGTGTCCATAATCTTGATGAGCTTTGCATATCCTCTTTCTGATAATATGTAAATGTGTTCCGCCTGTGTAATGGACTGCTTTGCATAGCCTAAATTCTGGAGCAATTCCAACGTGCTTACCTCACAAGCACGTCTCTTCAAGTCGATAAAATCAACATTTTCAGTAAACCTTCTGATATTATCAGTAATACGTGCCCTGACATTTCTCACTTCCATTTCGTGGATCTCTGCAATAGTCCTATCGGAGACACATTTCTTTCCTTCTCCAAATCCTCCTAATACTACCGGGATTTCTCTTCCCATAAACTCCTGTCTTCCTTTTACTACTAATTCATTCTCTTTCATTTAATTCTCCTTTCTGCGCTCACATCGCGCATGTTTACTGTTGCTATTCAGTTTTCAAGGTACATATATGTAAGCCTTTCTATTCAAGTAGTTTTTCCAACGGCACATGAAGAGCATCTGCAATTTTGTTTCCTATTTCATCAGAACAGCTCTTTCCTGACTTTATATAGTTGATTGTGGCCCTGGACACTCCTGCCATCTCCGCCAGCTTCTTTTGGGTCAGTTCCTGCCGTGTAAGTTCTGACACGAATTTGATTCTGTCTATTCTCATTTTTTTCATCTCCTTCCCGGAATTAACACATACATTTGCATGTAACATTCTATTTATATAACAAGCTTTTGTATTTTTCAATGCTTTTTCACAAACTTTTGCTTTTAAATTCTTCTAAAATATGTTATTATTTTTATGAGGTGATAACATGACTATCGGTGAAAAAATAAGGCTATATCGAACAAAAGCTAATATGTCGCAAAGAGAATTGGGAGAAAAATTAAAAATCTCTCAACAGCAAATCGCTCAATATGAAAACGGCACACGAAATCCAAAGATAGAAACCTTAAAAAAGTTTGCATCATTTTTTAAGGTTCCACTTTTAACTTTTACTGGAGATGATTTGGTTTATAGTCTTGAATCCCCGGATCCTTCTGTCGAATCAAAATTAATTCAGTCAAAAGTGGATGCAATAGTAAACGATCCGAATCTTACAAACGAAGAAAAAGCAAAAATGGCCAATGATTTGTTCTTGCAAGTTAAGATTTTGCAAGAACAACACATGTCGAATATCGAAGTTGCTATGGATTATATTTCTAAGAATACCGAAAAAAAGGATTTATTAACCACATACTTCGACCTGCTAAATGATGATGGTCAAGATAAAGCCCTTGAACAATTAGAGCTTCTGACTAAAATCCCACAATATTGGAGAGATGATGACCCAGAGGCTTAAACGTCTCTTCATGCTTTCCCCCAAGGGTACTCTTATGAGTATCCTTAACACCATACTAATCCTTCCGCAGTATTCAATTTTCAAGGTACACTTCAACTTTACAGACTTACTAAACATCCTTGAACGTTTTCGTGTTTTAGTACGAGAACCCAATAATCAGCGTTTTCATCCCGGCTATATATTTACTTTATAGACCACCAGCATCTCCCGGATGACAGCTTCATACACAGGCTTGAAATCCTTATCGCCCTCAATTACTGTTAATTTGGTTATGTCCTTAATTTGGGTCTTTGTAGCTCCCTCCCTTGCAGCCTCTCCCTTTGCCCGATCGAGTCTCTGATCTAATCGGCACGGACGTTTGCGGTTGAGCCGATCATAACTTTCTGTTCTCACAGCGCGGTGCCTATCCTGCATACTTCCTATGTACTGAAAGCCAGAACTCTCTGCTATTGCCGCTAACTTAAAATCTTGTGTAGGATTCGGGTTGAAGTCACGTTCGCCATCCGTGGCGAGCGCCCAATAATCAGCACTTTCTTCTGCAAATTGATTCTCCGTAATATTTGATTTTACCCACCTGGAATAATGACTTTTGTCCATTTCCAAGTAGTCATACAACTTTTTCGCTGTAGTCATCCCATTTTCATCGATCCCCAGTGCAATTTCTATCGGTGTCCGATTTAATTTGTCTTTCATTATCTCGTTCGTCGTTACTTCTCTCCTTTCCCTCTTGTCGCTTCTTGAGCGACTACTTGACTAAAAAAAATTTCCATTGGGGCATCAATATCCAACATAACTATCATAGCCTCTATTTCCGTGCTTGTAAAAACTCCCTTTTTCATCTTTTCATAAAAGGTTTTTGGTGTAATCCCCAGTTTTTTCGCCACTTTAGCACGTGATAGTCCTCTTGAATAAATAATTCCAACCAACCTACTTGTGTCTATCATTTCACACCTCCTTGTCGCTTATTACGCAACAATGATAGCATACAGTTATGTAACGTGTCAATATACATTTTAAACTTTTTTTCATTTTTTGTTGCTTATTAGGTGAAATATGTTATAATTCGATTATAAACAAGAAAAAGGAGGATTCCTTAATGAATTTAGGAGATAGAATAAAAGCCAAAAGGGACGAATTAGATCTTACGCTTGAGGAAGTAGCGAAATTCGTAGGTGTCAGCCGTCAGACAATCCAAAAATATGAAAGCGGAGTTATTTCAAATATTCCATCTGATAAAATTGAATCCCTCGCTTTTGCTCTTCGCACTACTCCATCTTATTTAATGGGGTGGGAGTCCTCGGCCAGTATCACTTTATATAACGTGCATTGCGAGACAGCAGATGAATCAGAATTAATAATCTCATTCCGGAAATTGTCGGATATAGGAAAGCAGAAGGCAACAACGTATTTAGAAAATCTATTGTCATTGGAAACAGCAGAGCACGATGCACTACCACGGCCGACATATTTTATGGCCTATTATCATGAACTTGCCTCTGCAGGGACAGGTGAATACATTTTCGCGGATCTTCCTACTGACACTATAGAAGTACCAGTGAATGAACTATCAGAAAAGGCTGATTTTGTAATAGGTGTAAAAGGAGATAGCATGGAACCGACATTCCACGACGGTGACAAAGTGTATGTGGAAAAGATGCAAGTTGTAGAAATTGGTGACATAGGTATTTTTATGGTCAACGGGGAATGTTTCATTAAAGAAACTGGAGAAAATGGGCTAATATCTCACAATCCGAAATACGATGAAATTCCGGGAACTGAAACCATACAATGTATTGGGAAAGTTTTGGGAAAAGTAAAATGATGTTAAGCCAATAGGCCAAACATAAACGTGGTGTTTTCTTGGTATGCAGAGAAAAGGGAGGAACTTTATGAGTAATCTACAAGAATTGGAAGAATATAGGAAATATACTTCCCCAGCAGAACTTCACAAAGCAATAAACACATTAAAAGGTATTGTCGCCGGCATTACAACGGATTACAAAATAAGTGAAGATGAGGTAAACGAATTAAGCCACTGGTGTTTGTGCCATGCGCATTTAATTGACCGCCACCCTTTTAAAGAATTGATTCCGCTTATTGAGTCAGCATATAAAGACAGTGTTCTTACTGCCGATGAATCAAGTGATATTGTGTGGTTGTGTAATAATTTTGTATCAGATTCTGACTATTATAACCTGGTGACTTCTTCTCTGCAATTTCTAAATGGGATGATACACGGAATACTTGCTGACGGCGTGATCACAGATGAAGAGATCCGCACACTGAATACCTGGATTTCGTCAAATGACTATTTGACTGGGTGCTATCCCTTCGATGAGATTGAAAGTCTGCTTCTTTCTATACTAAACGATGGGATCGTAACTGAAGATGAACGGAATATGCTAAAAGCATTTTTGAGTAATTTTATTGACCTCAAGTCTTCCTATAATCTTAATAGCAAAGAAATTGAAACTCTGAGGGAACACTACAGCATAAGCGGAATTTGCGCTATATGCCAGGAAATTGAATTTGACGGAAATCAGTTTTGTTTTACAGGACAGTCATTGAGAGCTAAAAGAAAAGAGATAGCCGATCTAATTACGTCACTTGGTGGTAAATTCAATAATAGCATTACGAATAAGACCAGATACCTTATAGTTGGCAATGACGGTAATCCATGCTGGGCATTTTCTTGTTACGGCAGAAAAATTGAGGACGCTGTAAATCGTAGGAAAGCCGGACAGACTCTCACTATAGTAAATGAGGTGGATTTTTGGGATGCTGTCGACGATTTGGTGTAACGATAACAGTATAAAAATAGAAGAAGGAGGTACGAACTATGGCATTAGCACAACAACGAATTTATACCATTGATGATATCTACGCCCTGCCGGACGGGCAGAGGGCAGAGCTGATAGACGGGCAGATATACATGATGTCGCCGCCCAACAGGCAGCACCAGAAGCTTGTATCTGAATTACATTATCAGATTCGTGACTTTATAAAGCGTAAAGGAGACCCCTGCGAGGTATATCCTGCCCCATTTGCCGTGTTTTTGAATGAGGATGAGGAAAATTACGTGGAGCCGGATATAAGCGTTATATGCGATAAAGACAAGCTCACAGACAAAGGCTGTAGCGGAGCGCCCGACTGGGTAATAGAGATAACATCACCGTCTAATCCACAGATGGATTACGGTGTGAAGTTATTCAAATACCGCACTGCCGGAGTCCGGGAATATTGGATCGTGGATCCGCAGAAACGCACCGTCATGGTATATGATTTTGAGAAGGAAAAAGAGTCCAATCTGTATACCTTTGAAGAAGATATTAATGTCTGCATCTATGATGATTTCACAATCAATGTTGCAAAATTAATACCCTAACCCCCTTCCAAAGCCTGCTAACCGAAAAAGGAGTGAAAATATATGCGTAAAATAACCTATTTAGCAGTTATGGAACCTACAAAAGATGGATACAGCGTATACTATCCCGACCTTCCGGGATGTATCAGTTTCGGCGCTACAATTGATGAGGCACAGAAGCAGGCTGCAGAAGCGCTGGAGCTTCACGTATATGGGATGGTAAATGATCATGAAGACCTGCCTGCCCCATCGGTTGACCTAAAGCCTGATGAAATTGAAGGCTGCGTTGTGTCTCCTATATCTGTGTTTCCAGTTATTGTAAAGAACGAAATGGATAACCGGATTTTTTCTACGTAATACTACGTATTTTTATTGACATACGTAATATTACGTGTTATAATATAACTATGATAAGGAGAGGAGATACCAAAGATGCCAATGACTTCTAAAGAGATGATAAAACATCTCAAAAAACATGGTTTTGAAAGCATAAGCCAAAACGGATCTCATATTAAAATGAGAAACCCGGAAACAGAAAAACAGGTAATCGTTCCTTATCACTCTGGATCCCTTAAAAAGGGATTGGAGCAAGCTATATTAAAACAGGCGGGACTTAAATAGTCTCGCCGCCCAAAACAAACGGAGGCGGTCTGATGAGTAAATTATTTTATCCAGCAATTTTTCACGAGGCAGAGGAAGGCGGATTTTGGGTATCATTTCCTGACTTTCCTGAATGCTTCACAGATGGGGACAATATGGAACAAGTTTATGAAATGGCGGTTGATGCTCTCGGCCTTGCGATAACAAGCAGAAAAAAAGAAGGGCAGGAAATACCCGCGCCCTCTTCCATTACCAGACTTTCTGCCGATAACGGGGTTTTTGTTATCGTAGAATTTGACATGATGGAATACCAGAAAAAACATAACGCAAAGGCAGTAAAAAAGACATTGAGTATTCCGGAATGGATGAACGAGGAAGCAACTGCTGCCGGGGTGAACTTCTCACAGGTGCTGCAGGAAGCGCTGATGCAAAAACTGAATATAAGCTAAGAAAATAACTGTTTCTATATCAAAAAAAACGCCCGGTACGCCAATACCGAGCGGGTTTGAGAAACTATCAACCACATTTCAATCTGAACCACAGACGGAATATGGCGACAATACTCTCCGAACAAGAATATTGTACCATTCCAAGCGTGGTTTAGTCAACTACGCTATTTTTCTGCCATTTTATAAAAGGAGTGATACAATATGGCAAGATACAAGAAAAGAGCTGATGGAAGATACCATACCACCATCCCCACAGGAATCTTTGATGATGAAACAGGGAAGGAGATACGCGTCTCCGTCTACGGAAATTCCGTAGCTGAGTTCGAGTCCAACAAAGACTCCGTAAAGGCCCAGTTGCTGAACGGAACCTATGCCAACGACAAGGATACCACATTCAGCGAATACAAGTGGCATTGGTTTGAGACATATATCGAAAATACAGATAAATCCTATAATCGAAAAAGGATATATAGAAACACACTGAAGAACCACACCGCGGGTCTGGATCCAATCCCCTTAGGCAGCATAAAGAAATCCCAGGTACAGGAAGGATATAATAAGCTCAACGGCAGCCCGGATCTGCAACATGAATACAAGATCACCCTCAATCAGATATTTGAATGCGCGATAGACGATGGGCTGATTTCCAAGAATCCTACCAGGAATATCACTATAACAAAGCGCAAAAGGAAGAAGAAGCGTGCTTTAACAAAAATTGAACGGGCCGCAATAAAGAAAGCTGATTTTACTCTCCAGGAACGTTGCTTTGTAGGATTACTTCACTATGCCGGCCTTCGGCGTCAGGAGATTCTCGCAATAACAAAACCAGACATTGATTTGTTCGATGATAAAATCCGGATCAACAAAGCCATTGAATTCATCGGTGAACGTCCCAACTTGAAGGACACTAAGAGTGAAGACGGAGAACGCTTCATTGATATTTTGGCCCCGCTTAAACCTGTCCTGGAAGAATATATGCAACAACTGAACACGCTTCTGCTCTTCCCAAACTCAGCCGGATCGGTAATGTCCAGGACACAGTACAGACGGTTCTTTGAGAAGATAAAGCTAAAAATAAATACTGCTGCCGGCGGCAGGCACCATTACCAAAAGAACGACAAAGGAAAATACAATCTTGTGTACGACATAGATATGTGTCAGGGCCTCTCAGCACACGTTTTCCGGCACGAATACGCTACTATCCTATATTATTCCGGCATAGATATTTTAGAGGCTATACGGCTGTTTGGACACGCTGATTCAAAGACTATGACAGACATATATGCGGAGCTTAGAAAAGAAGAATCAAACTCAAAGGATAAATTAAATCAATACCTGGAAGAAAAATATAGTTAACCAAAACACTGCTCCCGGAAATTTTTTTCAAAAAAGCAAATTTGAAGTAATTTAGTCAAATTTTAGTCAAAATGAATTTTTTCGCCGAAGAATGGCTTAAAATGGGCGTTTGCGGGACTATGCCCGAACACTCGTAATGAAGGGGTCGTCGGTTCAAGTCCGATTTCCAGCTTTCGTAAAAAAGGCCGCAAACCCCGGGGTATTAAGGGGTTGCGGCCTTTTTTATATCGTTGGAAAAGATAGATAAGGAACCAGATCTGTTCAAGATAAATACTGAATATCACAACCATCTGAAAACGGATGTCAAAGTACATATATATCAAGAAGAAAACTCCGTGTTATGAATATTTTCAAAAATTCTTTCGCTATATGAATATTTTAGTGGATAAGCGGCACATAATGTTGCGTATTCATCATGAAATGTGTTAATATATATACAAGATTGGAACTACTCCTCAAAATAGTTCCTTTCCCACCACATTCAAGCCCGGAGTCCTGAAGATTCCGGGCATTACTTTATTTGAATCACAGTAATGTACTTTCCATTTTCTGATCTCATCATGAAGAAAACGATGGTTGCAGTTAGCCATCTTTTTACCACTATCCCTCCAAAAGAGAATCTATTGAAACCTCAAAGATATCTGCAATCTTCTTAATCATATAAATATCAGGCAAACGCTTCCCCCGTTCATAATTTGAAAGAGTCGTCCTTGTTATATGCAGAAATCTTGCAAGCTGCTGTTGTGTCATGTGTTTCTGAAGCCGTAACTTACGTATACTAAAACCGATATCTGACATAAAATCGACCGTCCCCCCTATATTTCTACATTATCATGCTTTCCAAGAAAAGTATACGTAACGTGTCGTATATTAACTATTTTCATTTTTTAACGAGTTCATTCCACCTCATATAATGACAAGTCAATTTTGGAAATGTATCTATATTACAGCATATAAATACTGTCATTCACTGAAAGCAATTTGAATGCATTTCTAGATCCTCTCTTTTGCGCCTCTCTTTTGTGAAATCTCCTTTCCTTGCTTATTGAATATGTCTATGGTACAATACAAAAAAGCAATTTGGATATAAAAGAAAAGATGTGCTTAATGAAATAATTATTAAGCCAAAAATGTTTTATGGAATAGGACGTGTAGGTTCAAAATAAGGTTAAAAAGAAAGGAAGGCATCATATGAAAAACAAAATACTTAAAGTTTTAACAATCCTGGGAATGGCGCTTTTACTGACCGCTTGTTCAGCAAGCGACAAACCGGCAGAATCAACAGACAAAACGGCCGATGAGAGCTCCGATACAAAACAGTCTCAAGATAAGAGTACTGACAAAGAAGAGAAAGTTCAAAATTCTTACACTATTGATCAGATTACAATCACAGCAGAACATTATTCAGTTGAACCATATAATGATCCGAACGGTAAATTTACAAAACGAATCTCTATCATGTTCAATATCAAGAACGAAACTGACAGTGCCTTTGGCTATGTTAAAAGCTGGGAAGGCAGATTACCTGACGGATTCAAATTGGAAAGCCTGATTGAGGCACAAGATTTAGACTTAATACAGGTTCCCTCCGGTGGTTCTATTGATGACGCAGCTTATTTACTTGCGGATGATTCCGCGAATCTTGATGAGATAATAGCGACATATTCGTTTATGGATTACAACGAAGATTATTGGAAGGACTTTGGCAAAATCGTGTCGGGAGAGATGAATGAAGAGGAATTCAAAAGCAAATATGGAACACCTAAAGAATTAACATTTGATCTGACACCAATTAACTAAACACAAGCCGCTCCCTCATCAGCAGACCATTCCAGCCTTAATTCGGCAATGATTTATCCGATGATAAAATCTGGGCTGATAAGGTAATTGAATCCAGGAGGGAGCGGTTTTTCATCTAAACAAGCAAACGCCGCCATCAAGTTTAAAGGAGAAGAATTAACACATCTGTCGTGTTTTTTCTATAATATAAACTAAGGAAAAAGAGGGAGGAATTATTTATGAAATGCAGCAAATGTGGAGCAGAAATTCCAGAAGGAGCAAAGTTTTGTACTGAGTGCGGAACAAAAATATCCGGGGATGCAGCCGTTCAAGAGACCCCGCCTGTACAACAGGAGGCAGAACAAACTTATTATACCATGGACCAAAATAATGGAAATCATCCAAAAGCAAATCCTCCGGTACCAAAAAACGCGGCTTTCAAAACATTCCGTTTGGTATTAGGAATCATTTCAATTATATTGTTTCTAATAGTCTCGCTGCAATCATGTGTTGCAGGAGCAGCAAATGCCTTAAGTTCAAATGGTGAAGTCAGTGGATCTGCCGGATTTTTATTGGCTGTATGCATGTTGATTGCCGGAATTGTTACAATATGCTTAAAGAAAAAACAAACAACAGCTGCGTATCTTGTTCCTGCCGGATTTTATATTGTCGGCGCACTTCTCGCTGCAGCAAATGTAGGAAGTTACTCTGATTTAGGAATATGGGCCGTGTTAGCATCTATATTCGGTGCACTGCATGTATTATTCATGTTCAGAAGTAAGAACACTAAGGCTTTAATCTCTATCATTGTCCCTATAGTAATTGTAGTCATCATATGCTTGTTCGTCGGAATTTCAGGATCTGGGACAAGAAATGCAGGGGATAAAACCACAAAGAATACGGAGAATAAAACGGCAAGTTCGACAGCAAAAGAAAATGAGACAGCGCCAAATGATACTGCAAAAACGCCTGAAACCAAAACAGACAGCACAGCGAAACCAGAATCCGAGCCAGAAGTTCCTGCTGAGTATAAAGCTGCATTAACAAAAGCTGCCAGTTACAGTGATATGATGTATATGTCTAAAGCCGGAATATATAACCAGCTTACTTCCGAATATGGTGAGCAATTTCCTGCAGAAGCAGCGCAGTATGCAGTGGACAATCTGAATGCTGATTGGAATGCCAATGCATTGGCAAAGGCTAAATCTTATAGCGATTCCTTGCATATGTCAAAATTAGGTATATACAACCAGCTTATCTCTGAAAATGGAGAGCAGTTCACGGCCGAAGAAGCTCAATATGCCATGGATAATTTGGAGGCTGACTGGAATGCCAACGCATTAGCAAAAGCAAAAGACTACCAGGAATCATTGGCTATGTCTGCTGAAGCTATCCGGGAACAGCTGACCTCCGAATACGGTGAACAGTTCACAGCCGAAGAAGCTGATTATGCAATTTCACATTTGAATTAATATCTGCGTTGAGAACATATTTCAGTTGAAAAAAATTACTCAAAAAAGCCGCAGCCCCATTCCCCGGGATTGCGGCTTTTTATTGAATGGAAAAACCCGTAGTATCTATACTTTAGATTCAATATTATACCCTCTCAATAATTCTAACACCAACTCCTCATCATTTTCAGCGCTATTGCTTTTAGACATTTCCTCCAGATCAAAACAAGGCATATGTTCCCATATATCCTCGTATGCAAAATAGCTGTAAGGTGCCTTCCGGCATTGTATAGGCCTGTGTTCAAATATTTCACATAAATTGTTATCAGATAAAAAAATGCATTGATTATTGATATTTTTTAGTATATATATTTTTATAACATACCCTTCACATTGGATATCATCCTTCTCACAATACTTGTGGATAAACTCTTTTTTGCTTATGTGAAGTTTATTTGATATATGTATCAGATCACTTGGATAAATAATTACAATTCTTTTTTCTAAATCCGTACTTCTACAGCACTTGCCGCATTTCCTGCAACTCATTTGGTTTCCCCATACTTTTTTACCGTTTCGTCAACCGTTTTATAATTTGAAAATGTTCCCCTGTTCCATCTCAGATCTGCTCTTTTTAAAAAGGGTATTTTTAACTTATAAACCTCATATGCCCCAAATGGATAGAATCCCTGGGATTTAGCTCTTTCTGAATTTATCTCATAGTAGGTACCTTTCATACATATATCATTAATATCATGCGAAGAGATTTTCAATGTCATAACACCATTTTGTCTCAGATCTTTACTATCTGAGCAATAGAATAAAGAAACCACATCTGTGGTGAAACCCCCTCTTCCCCGGAATGTATATCTGTTCTTTTTATGTTCTTTGTATTGTATAAGTTTAAATAGGACATCTTCCCTGTTTTGCTTAAATTGAATGATCTCAATAATATTTTCTCCCTGAAAATTATTATGGCGGGAATACCAGAGCCCGTCTATGGAGAAGCTCATAGCCCTTTTGTAAAAAAAGCTCCGTATCTTTTTATATGTCTTTCCACATATAAAACCTAACATTGAAATGATAGCAGCTATAACAATCTCATCAAGTAACTTGACTATACTCCCCCACATCATAATCAGCGCTCCTAAGTTACAAACTATTTCTTATTTTTATTGTTCTTTTCAGTTTCTTTATTTTTATCGGCAATATGTTTAATATGTTCTTTTAAAGCTTTTCCTCCGCCATCTGGCATATGATTCACCTCTCATAAAAAGATGTGGGGTTAAGGCTATACTACCACTCTTACCACTAAGAATCAATCGTGTCTTATTGATTATTTCCATATTTTTTCAGATATTTTTTATTCTTATAGCGTTATAATTATTACAGGGGTGCGTTATATGGATGAAATAAAATTATCCTTAAAAGAGGAAATCGAAAAGCAGGCACAAATAATAGAGGAAGATATATTGTATAATAAGGAAAATGAAAACCTGGAAGTTTCTGACCGGATGGAAAGCGCTCTTCTTAAGAAAATAAAACAGCTTGAAAGCGAAAAGGATACAGCTAACTCATCAAAAAACGCTGAGATACATACCTCTTTACAGGAGGATACCTAAGATAGAAAGAGACCCTGGAAATGTCTGATCCCAATATTATGGTATTCTTATTGATTTACTTTCCAGCAACTGCTATTATTAATTTATGTTGATTTATATTTATCATGCAAGCAATGTTAAGCCAAATACTTAACATCATTGTGGTGTTTTTCTCAGTGCGGGTATTGACTAAAGAGGATACTCAGGCCATGAAACAAAAATTATATGATTTTTCAGACTACATCTCTTTTGATTTAGAGACCACAGGGCGTAACTCTAAAACATGTGAAATCATTGAAATCTCAGGGATTCTTGTCCGAAATAATGAAGTCAAAGAGGAATTCAGCAGTTTAGTTAATCCAGGAATCCGTATTTCGTCAGAGATTGAAAACTTAACCGGTATTACTAATGATATGTTGTCTGCTGCTCCGTCACTGGATAATGTTCTTCCTGAATTCATTGCTTTTATTGATGATAAGCCTCTCATTGGCTATAATATTGCAAGTTTTGATCTGCACATCCTGAACAGGTTTACCGCAAAATTATTAGGAAGGTTTATCGATAATTATTACATCGATCTTTTAACATTATCCAGAAAGATGCTTCCTGAATTGAGCAGTCACAAACTCGGTGCGTTAGCATCATTCTGCCATTGCAGTGCAGTATCTGCACACCGAGCACTGTCTGACTCCCTTATGGTACACGAATGTTTTCAATATATGAAAGAACATCTGCCAGATACTATCGTCACCACTAAGCAATTCCAATACACCGATGACCGCTCAAACGCGAGAACATCTTTGCAGAAAAAAGAAAACCAGGCGCTCCACATACTACACGAATCTGTTCCAAGTGTGATTACAGATGATGCTTTAACAGAATCCTGTCATGATAAAGTTGATGCTGTAGCCGGAATGGCTTTCTGCCTTACCGGAGATTTTTCTCACGGCAGCAAGTCAGAAATCAAGGAAATCATTGAGAGCCACGGCGGGCGATGCGTCGGATCTGTTTCGGGTAAAACGGACTATGTAATTGTCGGTACCTATGGCAGCGAACAATGGGCATGCGGTAATTATGGTTCAAAAATCAAAAAAGCTATGGAATTGCAGGCAAAGGGATCTGATATCAGGATTTGCAGTGAGAAGGATCTGTTTGATATGTTAAATCTTCTGGAAAAGGAGGCGATTTCTAATACTTTTGCTGCCGTCACCTCTTTTGAAGCAGAACTTAATCAGATGCTTTTATCTATTATCCAGGAAAAAGAGCTTCCATTGAACTCTCTGCATCTGTATGCAAATCTATCGACCACGTCAAAGGAGGAAATGTCAAAGTCCATCTGCATATTCGAGCCCGAATACCCTCCGGTAAAAGATGACTGCGTGAATCCCGGAAAGAACTTCGTCGTAATGAATATTCAGATGAATGATACCATAGAACTGCTTATAAGGAATCTGCAATTTGAAAAAATACCTCTGCCGCATACCGGAAAGCGAAAAGCTGTGCCGTCAGATAAGACATTCCGACATATTATCTTTGATTATTCTGATCGATCAATCTTTGGGTATATAAAAGAAAATGTGCTGTACTGCTTAAAAAACTATCATTCCAGAGTGAGAAGTTTCGGATGCTGCAGTAAATTCATGGAATGTTCTAATGCCAAAAAGTGTATTCATGTAAATAAACTTTATGCAACTGCCTGCGCCTATAAGTATAATCTTGAGAATGGAAGGATATTTTATGGGGGTAACAAAAATATATAACTAAATAAAAAGTCGGCGCCTGCAGCTATATTTTTTGAATCCTCCGTTTGTTTGAACGCCGACTTATTTAGGCAGATTACCTTAAATATGAAAAACAAACCTGCTAAACCTCAACATATAGACAACTAACCGTGATAGCCAGTACATCGTAAAATAAGTAAATTACTTATTTTACGATGTACCAGTTATCTATTTATGTTCAAGACAAAACCAGTAGGATATCATATTAATTTTGATGTATCCGGCTCTTGCATAAGCTTTATCTAAGCCGTAAATATTTTTTATCCTATTTTAATAACCTGTCCCGGATGTATAAGATCCGGATTACCAATCCCATTTATTTGGGCCAATTTCTGGTAGGCAGTGTTGTATCTGGCTGCGATTCCAGACAGCGTATCTCCACTTTTAACAGTGTACATTTTTACAGCCGGATCTGCTGTACCGTTAATCTTCAGCTCCTGCCCTGAGTAGATTAGATCCGGATTTGAAATCCCATTCATTTGTGCCAATTGCTGATAAGTAGTTCCATATTTTTCAGCAATGCCTGACAAGGTATCTCCGCTCTTCACAGTGTATATCTGTGTTTTATGGTGTATCTCCGGTGTTGGGGCCGGTGCCGGTTTTATTGAGTTATTGCCGGAACTGCTGCCTCTTATCTCCTTTACAAAGTCTCTGTAACATAAGTTCATATCTACATTTCCGGAAATGCCTCCCACGGTTCCGACACTGCTATACTGCCAGATATCCTCTCCGATATTCGGCCGCGTTTGTGGCTGCCCATTATTGGTGCCGTAGGCAGCGCACCACTTTGTAAATCTGTTCAATTTTCCGCCAATACAATTATGAAACCAATTTAAATTTGCATAAACGCCAAACCAGTACCCCGCATCTTCGATGGCCTGCCCCATCCTGATAAAATAATCAGCTTTAAATGTAGAAAACGAAAGTCCCGGGTCCTCAATATCAATATAAAATGGAAGACTCAATTTCCGCCCGGAAAGTAATCTCTTAATATGGGCAACTTCACTCTCCAGATGGGATTCACTGTTACAGTAACTATACAGATATGCTCCATAAGGAATACCAAGCCTCTCACACTCTTTGGAATTTCTGTTCCATTGTATATCATCCTGAGATGTTGCATTATCTCCATATCCGCAGCGAATAACCGCACCGTCTATCTGGCTTTTAACAGCCTCCCAGTTAATTGTTCCCTGATGTTCACTTACGTCAATTATTTTCATACTCATTTTAATTTCCTCCACTAAAAGAACTTTAAGATGTAATGTTTCAAATCTATATAAACGATTCCTCCTGATCCTTCAAATATGTACTTATGATTTGAGAAATCCGTCCTCGGCTGTACCCTACAGACTCTCCTACTTCACGTTGTGTTTTTCCGGCCAGAAAACAGAGTTCAAAAATCTGCCGGACCATACTATCCGTCATATCTGCTATAAACTGCTCAATTCTTGTTCTTTCTTTTTCAATTTTTTCCAGACGCTTTTCTTTAATTATAATTTGTCTCTTAATCTCAACCATAGTCCCTGATTTTGTGGCAGGCTCAGGTTTGTCAGATTCTGTTTTTATAAACATGTCCTCATTACCTATTATTTTTCCTTCTGCGGCTTTGCATTCCAGATATCTATGCAGCCTGCTGATCTCCCGCTCCAGTTCCGGCTGTTCTTTTAGAAGAGCCCGGTACTGCACTAACTGCTTCTTATCCATATCGCTCCCTCCTTTCCCTCAGGCGTATCTGAAAATTCATTGTGGCAAACTGGAACAATATCCTGCACAGGCAATTTTCAGACATGCTATACGCCATATTTCTCAGCAAGATATTCGGACACGGTCTTATGTTCCAACTGTCTTCCCTGTTCCTGAAGCAATTTCCCAGCCTGATATGCCGGACGCCTGAATATATTTCCGGCTTTTGCATCCGGATTATCATTGGCCAGTCCCGCATAATGGCTTTGACGGTCTCTCCTGATTTCTTTACGGTTTCTCCTGTGTTTCATATTCTCATACTCCTTATTTTTTACTTCCATTCCAAATTTAAACTTCTATCTGATACATCCAATTACCGGCATACCACCATTCCACTAAGGTTTCTGCAAAGTCTTCCATATCTTCGCAAATACGGGCCAGATAAAAAAATGTATCCTGTTCCTGTGCACATCCATACCTGATCCTGCCGCACGCATACGCAAATGCCTCTTTATCGCTTACCTGCTTTTTATTTTGGTCATCCAGGCTTATATACATGTTTATCCCTCCTCGTACTGAATCCCAAGTATGGCACAGATAATTTTAATATCCGGATACTTTTCTTTGTCAACATATCTGGCCACCGCATCAATTAATGCTCTGTAATATTCATTATCACTCATTCAAATTTGCCTCCTTATCATCATTTGCACGTTGTTTTCAAGTTCTTACGCTTTATGTTGGTTGATTTTTATTCAACCTTTCACATAAAAAAAATTCTATCTCGTTCCAAATTGGAAAGATTAAGTATCTGTTTTACACTAACGATTTCTGAGGCCAGAAACTCTGAAATATTGTGCATTTTCATAGAAAACGCCTTATTTGTGATTCCAATCTTTTCGGAAATAAACGAAATTGAAGCGTTTGAACGGATCATCATTTCTTCCAATGCTTCCGTATCTGTCATCATGCGCCCTCCCTTTTGTTGATTTTGGTTCAACCTAAGACAAGCATACATCAAAGTTGAATTTATGTCAACTATTTAAATTGATTTTGTTGAATTTAATTCAATTTTGTGGTATCCTTCTAATATACGGAGGTGTTAGAATGGAAACCATGTACGACAGAATCAAAAAATTAAGAAATAGCTTAGGATGGTCTCAGGAAGAGCTGGCAAAAAAAGTAGGCTACGCTGATAAGACATCCATTGCTAAAATTGAAGCAGGAAAGGTGGATCTTCCACAAAGCAAAATAGTGGCTTTTTCCAGGGCGCTCAGCACAACAACATCCTATCTGATGGATGGCGAAACAAAATCTCAGCCAACTACGATTGCGGCTCATTTGGACACAGAGGATCTGACTCAGGCTGAGCTGGATGATGTTGCCACTTATATTGAATTTTTAAGAAACAGAAGAAAGTTGTAAAGTCCTGTTTATTGTACATGTTTCTTTGTATAATGTAGAAACAGGAGTTGATAAAATGAATAAATACGAAAAATTATTAAACGAAGCCTATGAAGATGGAGTCAACGTTGATGAAGATTTTCCATTCGAGGGTAAGACTTCCGGTTTATATATAGATGGGAATATAGCACTTTCGAATAAACTGGAGACTTCGGTGGAAAAAAATTGTATCATCGCGGAGGAATTAGGCCATCATCACACAACAACAGGAGACATTCTGGATCCAACAGATGCATGGAACCGCAAACAGGAACGGCAGGCAAGGCTGTGGGCTTATAATAAGCGCATCGGTCTGCAGGGTCTCATCGACGCCTATGAACACGGCTGCCAGAACTGCCACGAGACGGCTGATTATCTGGAAGTAACAGAACAGTTCCTGCAGGAATGTATCTCCAACTATACTGCTAAATATGGGGAAGGGATCGTGATCAACAATTATTACATCATGTTCATCCCTTATTTCGGTGTAGGAAAACTTGTAAAGTAAAAAGCGAAAGGAGAGCGGATACACCGCTCTCCCGATCTCCAGTAAGTCTTTGGATTATTCTTTCTTCCCTGCCTGTTTAACAATCTGATTCACATATGTACTTAGGCCTGCAACAAGTATTCCCTGCGTAACCGCTGTAAATACTGCCGTCGCCGCCTCCTGTCCGCCTGTAAGCGGGCTGCCCGCCAATACCCAGACGGCGCAAAGTACAATGCCCGCACCGCCCAATATCAGCGGAATAAATTTGTCCTTCACTGCTTGCGCACTCTTGAGCCCTAAACCAATAAAATAAAGTACAACAGCCACCACTAGCAATTCAGGTTTGACATAATTCATTATCTGCTCCATGTATTCACTCCTCTCTTTCCGCATAGAGCTCGTCCAGCCGGTGGTGTGCCGACTTTGTAGACTGCTCCACGATTATCATACGTTCCATTAGGTTATTATGTTTTTTAACTTTTTCTTCCAACTGCTCAATCCGGTATGTAGACAACTTATTCGCTGTCATGATTCCAGCTAAGCTGCCGACTAGTGTACCTATGAGTGAGCAGATGGCAACTGCGATCTCTGGTTCCATTTAAATGCTCCTTTATAATTCTGACTTCATATCACAAAGCACATAGATTTTCAATTTAAAACGATAAAAATCCCAGAATTTATACTCAACAACAATTATCTTACTCTTGCAATGAAGGTCTCATTGATATTTACACCTACGTTTGCTGCAACGGCTGCTGTAGCTTTATAGGTTACTTTACCGTCAGCATCAATGCATATCCGAAACAATCGACCTGTTGTCCCTGTTCCAAGTACGTATTTAATGATTGTATATGCAGGGCGATATGCTTCCGGCAGCGTACCAATTGTAAGCTCTGCGTCTATAGGGACATCTTTTGCCAGCAATCCAGCGCAATGTAGCTGTACAGTGCGCCCACTTACAATAACATTGGTTGTAGGGTAATAGGTGGATACAGTAAGATTAAAATTTGCAGTGTTCAAACTGCTATTCAGTTCATCTATACCAGTCTGCAGCGTTTTTCCCATTCTGCCATCAAGTACCGTATTTGCGGCTGTTGTTGTTGCATTATTTACGACAGAACAAAATGCAGCTGTCCCCAAATCTGCAAACCACTTTTTAATTTTCCCAAATATCACACTTCCCTTTTCTCCGCTTACGATATTAGTACGCGTCTCAGACTGGGTAAATGTAGCCTGGGAATCATTGATATCTCCCCGGACTTTACCGAGGTCAACTTCTCTGATTGCCATATCATCTCCTCCTATTCATAAGTAGCGATCAAATGTCCGCTTGCATTAATAGAAAACGTCGGAACAGCACCGGTATCCCCTTTCGGTCCCTGCGCTCCTGTGTCACCTTTAGGGCCTTGTGCGCCAGTAGCACCTTTTGCTCCTGTTGCGCCCGTATCGCCTTTTAGTCCCTGCGGCCCCTGAGGGCCGGTAGCACCGGTATCACCTTTTACGCCCTGCGCCCCTGTAGCGCCTTTGATATTCCCTGTTTTAGCCCAGCTTCCCGTGGATTTGCTGTAAATATCGTAATTCGCAGTGTTTAAAAAAAAGTCTCCCGTCTTCCCCTGCGTAGTTGGAGCCGTTGTTCCAAAAAGCCAGGTTGCCCCATCCGCTCCCTTGGCCCCTGCAGCCCCCTGTGGGCCGGCGGCACCCGTTGCGCCCTTTGCGCCGGCTGGCCCCTGCGGGCCTGTTGCCCCAGTATCGCCTTTTGGCCCCTGCGGCCCTATCGCGCCTGTTGCGCCTGTTTCTCCTTTCGGTCCCTGGGGGCCTATTACGCTGCCTAAATCTATTGTCTGTGCCATAATCTTTTCCTCCTTATGATAAAGTGTAAATCAGCCGTCCATCCTGTATTGTTAATGGCGGCGCTGGTTCATTGTCATTGTGTCTGAGCATCAAATGCCCTGAATCGTTCACATACATTTCGAAAATCCCGGGTGACAAGGATGTCGACACCCCCGGCATTCCTCTGGGGATTGTAAAATCAAACACTGCATCTTTGGCAGTTCCTGAATTTCTGACAATGGCCGTTGTGCCCGGTTCACCTGTTATTGTATTGCCTGCATCTACTGTTGCTGAGAACTCTCCATTTTGAGCCTTTTGTTTCATCTCCTCTGTTGTCTTTTTTGACGATTCCGTTGCTTCCTTCGACTCATCTGTTGCCGTTTCTGCCTTTGCCGTTGCCATCTCCAGCTTTTCAATACATTCGTCTATAAATGAAGATCCATTTTCCGAATTCACCGGAATAGCTGATTTTGAAATTGTTAGCGGGTGATTAAACGTAAAAATGTTTTTCTCATTCAACATCAACTGCATCTGTAGAATAGATTCTCCAACTTCTGCGGTCATCTGTGTCGTCGTATTTACTGTAACAGAGTCTTCATTCACACTAACTGCCCCTGCAGCCTGTATCGCTTTTCCTGACGGTTTCTGAATAAATACACTAGCAGTTGTGCCTGTCGGTATATCATAGTCTCTAAAATAAAAAATCAATGGAATTCCATTTGTTCCCTGAACCATCTCTATTGGTTCTTTGTATGTATTTGTAAGGACGTATACGTCCCGTTCCATGTTGTTCATAGTTTTCACCTCCTTATGCCGGGATCCACCGGACTATATACACCCCTTGCGGCACTGATCCGCCACCCGGATACCGCAGTACGCAGTTCCACGGGTAATTGTAGTATCCAGTTACCCATATTTCCTGCCCTGTCTGATCCCCCGGCTGTCCCCCGACCTCATCACCAAACTCATTTATGCTTGCCTGGACAACTTGTCCATTCCCGACCGACATCGCAGTATGGCTCTCGTGATTTAACAACACATCGCCACGTTGCACTCCTGCTCCAGTAGCCATATTGACTTCCGACGTTACATCTTGAAATCCACAAGCCGTAAATACAGCGTACATGTTCCTGGTATTTGCGGCACCATTAGACTTAACCGGAACGCCCGCGTTCTCCCACGCTTGTATAAGCAGAGACGAGCAATCATAGTCTGGTCCCCATCGGCTGCCCTGATCGTAACCATGTGCAGGATCATTCGCTATATCAACAGCCCACCGTACTGCATCCTCTATCTTCTGGCTGCCTCCGGCATACTGGTTCAGGTAATCGTACCAATAACGGGCCTGGGAACGTCTGGCAGATTCTACCTCAACTCCTGCACGTTCAAAATTTTTGAGAAACGCACTTGCGAGATATTCTGGACTCTCTGTGCTTGTTTTAAAGTTGTCCCACGATAAGGGATATCCACTGGTCGGTATCCATTGCCCCGATGACGCTGAAAGCGTATCGATCCAGATCATCTGCCCTATGGGATCCGTTATATCGTACCCATTAGCAGATGCCCAATTCGTATAGTTTGTGGCCGGAGTCCATTGTACCAGGCCGTAACCACCATAATAATTCCCATAGATTAAGTCTTGCCATATGCCGGGGTTGATATTTGACTCACTCTGCATATTGCCGCACATTCCGGCTATAACATTCAATGACCATCCCCGGGCAGCGAAAAATGTATAAATCTCCAGGGCATTACCTTGCATCTGCGGCATTGTAAGGTAGTAGTTCCCTATTGTCCATCCCATCAGAATGCACCTTCTTTCGTATTTCCACCAGATAAAATACCGCAGTGGAAGTCCAGGTAAGTACCATCCGAGAACTCTGCTCTGCCTGTCTTTCCTAATGCACCATCGACCTCTAATGTTTTTGCATTAATACGAAAACATCCCAAATCTCCCAACATGAGCACGGAAACATTTTCTCCTGCTTCGATCCGCACCCAAGAATTAGAAATCGCGAATATTCGCCCTGCAAAACTTCCGTCTTTCGCTCGTATATTGAACGCTCCTTCTGATATTTCTATACTCCTGCCATACTTGTCACTTGCGCAAACATACTTACCTTTTGCGTAAACTCCGTTTTTGTCCAATCTTACAATTTCATTTCCAGCGGAATCCATTAACCTTGCTTTCCCGTTCTGGTCATTTTCACCTCCCAAGGTTATTGATGTCCCTGACAGGCTTCCTTTGGTAATCTCAATTCCATCTTTATCCCATTTTCCAATCTGTTTTCCATCCGTTCCTACCATTTGTAACACGCCGTTTCCATTTTCCTTGCCGCCAAGCTCAAGCGTCCCGCCTTTAATTCTATCCGCCAGCATAGTCCCAGCAGTAATAAAATTAGCGACAATAGAACCATCCATCGTCATGGCCAGATCGTAAGGACCATTGTAACCATTCAACGAATGCCCAAAGCCATTCTGATTCCATCGCCAGACATTCTTAGCCTTCTCAATCTCAGGGGTATCCATTATAAGGATTTCATACGGAACATCATTCTCGTCCTTATGAAAGATTACATACCCCCCATTCACCCCCGTAATCCAGTCTGTAGCCGACGAAATAGCGTTGTTCATAACGCTCCAAAAGCCACTGTTCGGATTCGTAATTTCATTCTTTATATCTTTAACAGACTCCTGTACTTTAGGTGCCGTGCTTGATAAAGTAACAACATTCTTCTCGGGATAAAATGGGTACTCCCAATACTCAACCACCTGATAGTTTATCGAAATATTTTTGATCTCATCAATCAATTTAATCACCGAAAAGAGTGAGAAATCCTGGAAACTATACATATCAGGATTAGTCTTCGCCAAATCCACTACAGTACACTCGTATGACCGTTCGGGTATAGATGCCGTCTTTAATCTCTCTTTGGCATCGTCCAGCAAATCCTTTTTTTCCTCATATCTGTCATCCTGCCAGTATGCGCACACAACTTTATCAGAATACTGAAAGTTTTCAACATATGGCTTCCCATTATTGATATCTTCGAAAGATAAACCTTTTTTCCCATAAGCATATAACCTTGTATAAAAAGAAGTCGACTTCCCTTTGTAGTTGATCTCCCTCAAATTCAAATCGCCTGATGCGAATGCACCAAGCGGTTCAAAATTATCAAGATGATATGATGATATTCTTTTCCTTTTAACATCAAATCTGAATACCACCTTGTAGGCATCCATACATTCCATAATAATGTCGAATGCGGTATACCCGCCTTCTATAGTCTGTTCTGCTTCTGAAAATGAATGATCAAAAAATGTCCACCCGGAAGGGAGGACACCGCTAATTGTTTCATATAAGGCCGCGTTATTATTTGTGTAATTAGGATTCATGTCCGCTTTCAGCTCATCCAGATTAAGCTGGCATTTCACCTTAGCCATTTGCATTCCTGCATCAATTGCTTTTACAAGGTAAGGCTGCTCGTATTCGACTACTGCTTCCTCTATGATCTTCGGATAGTTTTCATCATGTACAGATATGTTAAATATGAGTTCGTCAATTCCAGAGGCTTTCTGTACAATATAAAAATCATCGGTGTTAATTACTGCGCCTCCATTTGATACTAATTTAAGCATTCAATCCCTCCTAAAAATATACTGGATAATAGCCAACCGTCAGTAGATCTTTGCATGTGACATTGTTTAGTCCGGGAACTAGTGATGGGAAAGCCTTCCATTCAGCCCTGTTTGCATTAGGCCCGCCATTTACAAGAATTCTTTTATTTATCCCGTCAACCGTTATTTTTTCACCCTTTTTCACTTCTGGAAATTTTACTGTCCCAACAAAATAATTGGTCCCATTCTTTCCTACGGTAACTTCCAGAATACAGTCCGTTCTGGGCAGCGTGCTTTCACAATAAACCGTATTCTTCTTAACTTCCCGATACCTCCCATGCCGAATCCCCTTAAATACATAAGTAACTTCGATCAGCTGACCAGAAGGAAATGATGCCTCCCCAATACTTTCCAGAAAAGCAAAATACATGAACCCGTCCCCAATAATGATATCGGAACGCCCAAAAGCTTCGTTCTCAAATTTAGACTTTTTCAGGGCTGCATCGTGACTGTCCTTCCCCTCAAATACAATAGGCAAGGTTAATGTCCCCAAATTATAATTATTCGCCAGAAGGGTAAAGCCCGACCTGTTCCTCCCCTGAAAATATTCATTTTCCAACTCGGGGGAAGTATAGGAATAATCCATACGGAGTTTTCCCCCGAATAAATATAATGGCTTATTATTAATCCACATCTTACATCTCCTCCCAACTTAGCTGTTCGCCCATCCACCAGGCTATTGCCCTGGCAGCTTCCCGGCCTTCTATGTTCACCGGAACCTCTATTCTGACCGGAGGCCCCGCTTTACTGGAAATGTTTACATCCACGGCATGCAATGCTGCCTCCATGGCCGGCATTCCGCTTACATTTAACTCCGTTGCAGCCAGCATTTTTTCTATCCCTGCCAGGCCGCCTAGCTGATGCAGCTTTTTGTTTTCTTCTGCGGTCAGCACTGCCTCTCCCCTGTGTAATAATGCCGGAAAATCATCCGATGGGACATAATCCATACCCACACGCAGTCTTGACAGTGTTGGAAGACTGAATGACTTTCCTCCTACCAGTGGTATCCCGTCTGGTATTTTGATACTACCAAATTTACTAGACAGGCTATTCCAGCCATCGACAATGGCATTTATTGGTGTCTTGAATATATCTGCAAACGCACCAACAATATTTGAGAATATATTTTTTATATTCTCCCATGCCCCCTGCCAGTTACCTGTAAACACATTCTTTATGAAATCAATCAGCCCGTTGAAAATTCCTTTTACGTGGTCTGCCAGGGACAACATATTATCAGAAAAAATCATAGAAAAAATATTTTTAATATTTTCCCAGGCTCCCTGCCAATTGAGTGTAAATACATTTACAATAAACTCTCCTAGTTCTTTTAATGCGGCAGTGATTACCGCTAAATCCTCCTTAACTATAGCCATAATTACATCGAATACAAACTCAAATAATGGCATTAAGAAGGATTCCAGCAATTCCATAAGCGGCTTTAGTGCCGTATCTATCAGCACGATAAACGTATCTATCAGCGGCTTTAATGCCTCTCCCGCCAAAGCGAAGATAGGTTCCAGAAGCTCGCCAAATATTGTAATCAAAGGGGCAAGCACCTCCTGCACCAACGGCAGAACAGATTCAACCAACTCCATCATCAACGGAAGCAGCGCCTCCCCCAGAGGTATCATCAGCAGTTCAACACTCCGCTGCAGTTCTCCGAACATGGATCCCAGATCGTCGGAATTCATTTCTTTCATCTGCCCCATCGCATCGGACGTACCATAAACACCATCCTGTATTTCCGTCAGCTGTGCCACCGCTTCCGGCCCCAGTTCTTCCCACATGCTGCCGAATAACTCCATTCCCGCAGCATTCTGTTCCATCGGGTCTTCCATCCCGGCCAGGGCTTCCATGGTTTCTTCAAAGGCTTCCTTTGCGCTTTCTCCTCCGGCTGCAAATTTTTCCGTCATCTCGTCGGCGTTCAGCCCGATTGTCTCAAAGCTCTTCCTGGTCTCCTCTGAGCCCTCCAGTACACGGCTTGAAAATTCCCCCATGGCTTGACTAATGCTCTCCACACTCCAGGCCCCCGAGTCTGCACCTTTCTGGAATATGTTGAACATGTCATCCGCATCCAGTCCAATGCCTGAAAAACTTTCCGAATACTTGGATATACTTTCCAGCAGTTTTCCGGAAGAATTCAGATTTCCCTCATATCCGGCAGCAAGCAGATTCATCGCCTCTTCGCCCGATGTTCCGAACTGATCCATCATTACTTTGGCTGCCTTTGTGGTATCCTTAATCTCCAGTGCCCCGTTCGATACATCTTTCAACGTAAATGCCGATTCTGTGATACTCTGCAGGCTTACATCATCCATATCTCCCATGTTTGTTGTAACCTGTGCCATCGCATTTGCAATCTCATCAAAGCTCTGTCCATAATTATTGGCATATATATCTTCCAGGACACCCTGATACCGGTCCATTTCCTCGCTGCTCTTACCGGTTTGGATCATAAATCCATTCATCGCGCCGCGCATATCGTCTGCTGAGCCTAAAACAACTGCACCTACATCCAAAAAAGCGGATCCCATGTCGAATGCTAACTTTGCTGTACCGGTCATCCCCTCACTGAGACCGGCTATGCTTTTAAAAATAGGAGAAATACTGCCTGCGGCATCATCAAGAGAACTTTTTATCATTTTTCCTGTATTTTCTTTCAGGATAGTCTTAGGATCTTTCTTTTTTTCCTCGGTTTTCTTGTCAGCCTCGGCCATTTCTATGTAGTCTACATCAATAATGTCATCCTCTACATCAATTACTATATCCGGGGGTTTATATTCCACAATCTGATTCGGAAGTTTGTATTCAGCAATCTGATTCGATGGTTTCCATGGCACGATCTGCGCGTTTTCATCTACTGCCATATTTCTCACCTCCTTTTATTGTTTTGCCATACCCTCCAGTGCGGCGAAGAGTGCATCCAGCCCCCTCTGCCCTCCGTTTCCGCGCACTGGCAGAGCATAATAAGATTTCAGCTCCGAGAGTTCCTGGATTTGCTTCTGGTTCTTTCCATTGAACGGCGGCATCTCCATACTCCGGATCTTCATTACCCTTTTTATTTTTGTATCATCCGACAGGCCATCAAACAGAGCAATGAATTTACGCCACGATAGTTGTCCCTGCATGTCGATCAAATCCAACCCGTAATCCTGCATAAAGGAGGCGTAAATATACTCCCCGTCCTCCTCAAAATCCAGAATCGGAACCGGATTCTTCCTGATTTCAGGGCGTCTCTTCATGCTGATGCAGCGATTATAAATTTCGTTCAGAAGCTCTGCTTTTTCGTTAGCAGAAAACAGTTTCAGGTTCCACTCATTTTTCACAAGCATCTTAAGAGCAGTATCCAGTTTCTCCCACTCTGTCAGTTTTTCTTCACGAAAGAGCTGCTGTACCTCCAGCACAACATCAAAAGCAGGGATCACAAAGACAGCGGCCTTATCGGTAGGTATCCGGGTAGCGGGAATATCAGTCAGAAATCCCATCAGCCCACCTTCTTTTTTGAGAACCGCTTTTTCTTCCGGCTGTATTTCTCCAGTGCGTTCTTCCGGTTCTCCCGGGCCAGCTCTCTTACCTTGGATACAACAATCTCGGTAATAAACGGCATCACTTCTGTTAGAATCTGGTTATAACGACTGCCGTAAAATTCGTAAATTATTTTTGTATTCCCGGCTCCGAATACGGACTCAATCATCGCCATTACCGCGTCGCCTAATTTTGTGTAAGCTTCTGTCAGGGATTCAGGGCTGGTGATATCAATTCCCTGTGCTTCGGCTCTAATACGCAGCAGCTCTACATACTTTTTACTCAGATTTTCCGCCACTTCATCCGGATCCAAATCCACATTCAGTGTATGAACAATGCTGCCTGCCTCGTCGACAAGCTCCAACTGTTCTATATAATGCTGGTTTCTTTTTGCCTGATATGCCATATCTTCTTCCTCCAAAAAAAGGAAGGCTTTACGCCTTCCTAAGCCTCCGTTTTTCCAATCACCGGTTTTCCATTTCCATGGATGGTGACAGTCAGCGCGTTCGGCTGATTGGAGTCCCCATAGCCCGGTGTAATGTTAGCCAGTGTTACAGGCCAGATAATCACATCGGAACCCTTCTGTAGTTTCAGGTGTGTCTTTCTGGCGCTTCCCAGCTCATACATTACTGCGTCGCTGAGAATATAGTCGCACGCAGGATCTCCCGGTTTTACATCGCCGGTCAGGGTCAGGGTCAGCTGTGCTCCCGTTACTTCTGTGCTGCCCCAGCCCTTATCTTTGTAATAGCTGGTCTGATAGAGTACTTCGTTCAGGGTCTGCGTCATATTCTTTGTCAGGGCTGCCAGAGACTCCCATTTTGCAGTCTCAGCATCCGGCGTTGTGTTGATAAATGCTTCTGTCTCATAGTTAATCTCTGGTGTAACTGTGTTTACCGGAAGTCCCGGTTCTGCAAATAACTGCATGTCATATTTTTCCATCATAATCTTTTCCTTTCAAAAATAAATTTTACAATTTAAAAGGCAGGAATAACGGTATGTTCCGTCTTCGTCCCTGCCTGTTTTACTAGGTTCCTCAACAACAGCTGTATCCAGCCAGGCGAATGTTTCACCATGGGGATATATTTTCAGCCGCTGCAGATAATCGCATATACTGCAGAGCCAGTCCATACACTGTTTCTGGCTCTTATGCCTGCTCATGAACATTGCCGGGATGACTTTGATCATCTGTTTATTATAGTAAACCGTATCCGTGGATCCCTGCCCCAATTCCACATATATGCCTTCATTTGCTCCCAGCTCCTTTAAGGATATCTCTGTACCCAGGCTGCAGTTTGCCTCTACTGTATTCAGCAATACATCCAAAAACTCTGTTTGCGGTGCCATTTTTTTGCCTCCTTCTCATTCATACCCGGAAGTTCAGGCATGTTTCATCAGTTCTATTTCATAATGGTGCAGGCGCTTTTCATCGTACATCGCCTCTACAGACCGGATCTTAAGTTTCTGTCCATTGAAAAAGATTACATCATCAACGGCAAATTTTATATCTTTTGGGAGACTGTTTTTACAATCATAAAATAAAGTGGCGGCCGACTGGATTTCCGCATTATTCTTATCGCGCACCATCTCCTCTGACGGTTCTATGCGCACGAATTGCAGATCCTGCTGGTTGGAAATCGCTGCCTCCGCCCAGCGTCCGGCGCTATCTTCCCTGGCATATAAAGCTGTATGGATGAGCAGTCTCTTAGGAATCGGACGCATGACTGCCACCTCCCCGGTATAGCAGCCCTGTGGCTGCTAAAATGCGCATCGCGCGGGGTGCATAAACCGCCGGCTGGCTTCTGCTGTCCTTCTCCCGGCCGCTGCTATATTTGAATTTCCCAAGCCGTGCGCTCTGCAGTTCAAATCCATGATCCAGTTCAGGTCCGCCATTGGCATCCAGATACTCAATCTGGGCGCAGACTGCCTTCTTTACAAGCTGCTGTATATGATCCGGCATAACCAGCATTGCCTCTGAAGTCAGACGGTACATGGTTATCTCTTCGACGATCTCCCCTGCCCGTTCGCAGAGGGCCTGGAATTCCGCATGCTCGACCGGCTCACCATGAAAAACTTCATGATAATATTGCTCTGTCACATATGGCATATTACCGCTCCTCCTTCCTTACTCGTGTACTTCATATAAGTACCTCCTTTTGTGGATTCGCAGCAATCAAAGCCAGTTCCTGCTCTGCCTCTTCCTTCGAGCACTTCATGATCTCACGAATCGCGGTCTGCTTTGACCTTAATCCCGCCTGTACCAGCCTGATATTTCTGTCAACGACTGTATCGGGATCCTCTAATACTGAATCATCAAAGTAAACCTGAACCTCAATCTCATCCGTGGCATTTTCTAAAAAGTGCAGACACTTGACCATTGCCCTAACGGCCATTTTTATGGGAATCCTATGTTTCTGCAGATTACGGTATAAATCTGTTTTATCCGCTATACTCCCCCTGTCCGCTTTTACCCTGCCGTCCTTTAATCTGTACCATCCGGCCCCCATGCCGCACTTCAGCGATAAAAGTTCCAGACATTTCTGAAGCCCCTGCTCGTGCTCGGTAATACGGATGTTCATATCCTGCTCTGTCAGCTTCAGGTCTCGTTCCTGCTCTCCCGGCATGGTAAAATAAACTGCGGCATTAGGGTCAAATACAGGCATTGCGCCCCCTTCGTTTTGTGTCTGCATCATCCTGGCGGCAGAATAGGGAACGAGAAGCCTTTTCCTACCCAAAATATACTCATTCATGTAACTGTCATAGATCAGGTCACAGCCTTCAATCAGGTCAATTGCATCCGCATAAACAGAACTTCCCATCGGGCTGTCAGGCTCCTGGGTGTTTACTATATTTGGAGTAGTAATTTGAAACATCGGCATATTGCACCCTGTCGGAACGACTTCCTGCATACCTGTCGGAAGTTCGGCTGTTTCCCCGGTCACTGCATCCAGGTATTTATTCTCTATGTAGTAAAGACTGCTGTTTTCTCCGATTCCCGGCATCCCCTTCCTGTGAATCTGAAGATAAATGTAATCATTCCCATTTACAGTCCTGACTGAACCAAATGCACATTCTGTAATTTCTCCTCCATTCCAGGTAATCGGGCAGATCATATCGCCCCGAATGCAATCAAGCCGTATGTTTCCATCCGGATCCCGATACTCTGTAAATGCTCCTGTACCAAGTGCGAAGGACGTTTCTAACATGCGTTTTGCTCTGACTGTAAAGTGATTTTCTTCCAAAATCTGATTCAGCCGGCTGTCAAAACTCCCTGCCGTTACAGAGATCCCTTCATTCATCAGCAGATCTGCCCAGTCCTCACAGACTTTTTTTGCCAGCCCCAGCCTGCGGTATTTCAGCATACTCTCTGCAGCCCCTTCCGAAACCACAGGTCCGCCGGCATTCTGATACCAGGTAAGCCATTCGCCTATCTTGTCATACATCGAATCGCTGACAGTTCTGTAGGATGTTTGTGTTTGTAAATAATTTTGTATAACTCTCATTTTTCACCTCTCATTCTGCAATGTACAGGATATAAAATATCTGGTAATTTCTCGTTTATTAAATTGATGCTGGATTTTATCCACAAAAAAAGCACCCTGTTTCAGGATACTTGTTTGGCGGATTACATCGCGGCATATTTGAAAGGTCATGACTAAAAGCCCCCTAGGATCATAAAAATCGGCGCCGTATCAAAGGAGACATGTTAATGAGAAATACCTCGAACAATTCCTTGAACTGTTCTATAATTATAATAGCATATTGCTTTTGTTAATTGTGTTAGAGAGTGGAGACTGCCTTTTCAAGATCCGCAGCATAAGCAGACTGCTGTTTTTTCAGGTACGACTTGACAAAAGGCTTCATCATGAGTTTTTTGGCCGTGACATTTTCTGTGAAATCGATGGTGGTTATTCCGTTCGCGTACGTAAAAATGCCAATCCAGTGCCCGCTCATGTTGTCATTATCCATATCAAACTCCCATCGCCGGCAAGGCTCTGTATTTGTAATTGTAAAGGTTGTGGCATATCCCTCTTTTGTATATTCAATAAATCTGTTTTCGTCGATCACTTCTATCCTGTCCAGATCACTTCTCCATGAATAATTATCAAGTGAAGTTACGATATTCCATACTTTCTGGATCTCACATTGGAACGTTGCTTTCATATTTGAAATAGCCAT